GCTTTTTTTGCGCCCTGCTGATCGATCAGGTCACGGACAAGGGCAATGTCCTTCTGGCACTTGGCGGTTTCCTCTTCGGTTTCGCCCTCGTGGAGAAGGATTTCGTCGGGAGTGGTTTGGAGCAGGACGCACATTTGAGCGGCTTCTTCTGGGGACGGCAAGTTTCTTCCGCGCTTCAAGTCTGAAACCCAAGATGTCCTGTTTTCAAAGCCCATGTCCAGGCAAAAAGAAGTGTTGTTTCCGCGATACACTTTGTGGTTGTCTATCGCGTCTACAATTGCTTCGTAATTTACTTTTACGGTGTATTTTTTTGGCATGTTACTTCTTGTTGTTCTTTTCGTCTATTTCTATAACTTCTTCTAACGATTGTGGGATTCTATAACCGGCCCCCTCAACCAACTGCACCAGCTTTTGATATTTGAGAGAATTGGCATTTCTCATTCTGGAAAATGCGTTTAACGTCTTTGGAAAATCGTTTGGGAATTTTGGCTTAAACCAATAGTAAATAATATGGTTCAAATCTGCCATTTGTTTTACGTCTTTTGCTTTTTCTAATTCTGCAATGCGTTTCCTGTAATTTTCTATTTCTTCCGGTGTTCTATCGTCGCGAAACGGTCTTTTACTATAGCGGGCATAGTTAGAACATTGAAAAACTGGTTCACTAACACCTTCGACGAAAGGCGAAATATTAAGGCAACACTCAAAGTGAAAATCTTTGGGGAAACGAGGATACTTAAAACTGCTCCCGGACAAGCTGTAAATTCGCCGTCTATATTTGGCGCAAATTTCGCAGCAGCAGCCCAAATCGCCAACTTCCACCAAATCGGTTTCTAAAAATTTGCAAGATTCAAGAACTCTATTAAAAGCGCCTTTTGCGTAATTGTTTGGTTCTTCTGTGTACTTTTCAATCCAATCTTGCCATTCCTTCGCCTTTTTAAACCGGCCAAGTTCCACGTTCCAGTTGACGACCCTTTGATAATCTTTTCTTTGCCACGCAATAGTTGAATAAAGCATCAATTGGCAAGCTTTCCCGAGACATACCATAGCGAGGTTGTAATTGCCACCGTTCCACAAAAAACCTGCGTGCATCCGCAAAACGTAGTCTAAATACCCCGTGACGCCCAAATCTTGGGCGTTTTTGTTTTTATGCGTATATGTGTACTCTGGAACCTCGATGGAATAAATAGATTCTCTGTTTGTTAGATCATAAGGAACGCCATCGGATACGATTGAAGTTGCTTCGTTTATAAGCCCTCTTGCTTCGTAATAAGATGTCTCGGGCTCAGGCAACATTTTAACAACTTGCCCTTTTTCGTAATAAACGGTAACGCCCATAATAAAGCCCCTTGTTAATTTGTACAAATAAAAGCAATAGATTTGTGCAATTATGCGCCAATAATTTTCTGGCAATAAACTTGACAACCAGAAAATTTCCGGCTATAATAGCCTTACAGAACTTGAGCAGACAACAAAAAACCAAACCCCCATCGGAAATCTCCGTTTTGCGGGCTTATAGCCGATATTTTGTTGGCTGACACTTACATAATAACGGTTGGTATAGCGTTTGTCAAGATAAAGTTCTGAACACTGAAAGGAGGGCTGAGAGCTTGGAATTAAAGGCGCTGCGAGAAAACGCGGGCTTGAGCCAGAGCTACGTTGCGAAGAAGTGCAATGTGACTGTCGCTGCCGTGTCGAACTGGGAGAACCGCGTGAACGGCATCGCAAGGAAGTACCACAAGACGCTGGCAAGGCTTTACGGCGTGACGGTGGCGGAAATTGAGGACGCCATGCGGTGTACGGCGGAGGGACGGAAAGAGAAATAAGGAGAAATGAAGAAACGAGGAGAATGAAAAATGAAAGAGATCAAAGTGAAACTGACTTTTACGGAAGCGGTGCTGGGCACCTGCCCCGGTAATCCTGACATCTATCGTGAGTTTATCGGAGGCAACGCGCCGGATGCTAACACCCTTGAGGATGAGGTTGCCGCCCTCGGCGTAGAGGGCGTTGTTGAGAAAGGCAAGACCATTTTCCCGAAGCTGGACGATGGCACGCCGTTCTTCTACGATTATCAGATTAAGGGCTTTTTCAAGGATACCTGCGGCGGCCTGCGGCGTGTCAAGGGAACAAAATCCAGCGGTATCAAGGCATACAAGAAGGAAATCGACAAACTGATCTTCGTGGAGCCGCGCACCATCCCCGTCTTTTTTGCCGGTGAGATCGGCGAATGCAGCAGACCTCTTCGGGCACAGACTATGCAGGGTGAGCGCGTGAGTCTGGCGCTGTCTGAGCAGATTCCCGCCGGCGCAACGTGTGACTTTACCATTGTGTGCCTGTGCGACGACCACGAGAAGGCTGTGCGAGAGTGGCTGGACTACGGACGGTACTCCGGAATGGGTCAGTGGCGCAACAGTGGGAAAGGGCGATTCACCTGGGAGGAAGTCAACATCAAGCAAGGGTAAGGCAGGCCGAGGCGTAGTTTGGCAACGGTAGTGAAACGAATTGCATGGCAATGGTGACGTGCGGAATGCTGGAGCATTGAGCGGCAAAGGCGATGCGTAGTTTTGACCTGTGACGGAATCGAGACGCATTGACCCGCGCAGCAAAGGATTCGAGGAGCTTCGATATGCCAAGCAAAGGTATGGAACCGTAACGATTAGCGACGGATAGTTTTGCAAAGGTAAAGCGCGGTGGTGACGAGCATGGTGAAGCACCGAGCTGCTTCGGTGGGATGCGCAATTGCCCATAAAAAGAGGGCCCTGCCCGGTGTAGCAGACCGAACAGGGCGAGAGAAGAACACAAACCACATGTTCCTACGGACAGTATATCACTTCCGTGGGGGAAAGGCAAGCAACAAATAAATGACACCAATTGAAAAACTGAACGCGGAAAAAGAACGGGTGATACAGCAGTGCGGCTACTACATCACACCGGCCCGCATGGCAAACCTGATGAAAGCCGCAGGCAAGATCCTTAATTTGCTGGTCACGGCCGATCTGGCCGTGAGCTATGAGGAATGCCGCATCGTGCTGAAAATCGTGGACGGCGCGATCAGCGAAGCAATTGACCACGAGTAAGCTATCTTACCATGGGAAGGAGATACCAATGATCGAAACATTGAGCTTGAATCAAGCTGCGGAGTATCTGCGCGGCCACGGCTTTAAGATTGGTAACGTGGTGCTGGCAAACGGACTGGAACAAGGCAAGTTTGAGTTTGGCTTTTGCATCGTCAACGATCAGGGCCGACGGTCGTTCCAGATCTTCCGGGCGCTGCTGGACAAATGGATCGAAGAAAGGACGGTGTAAACATGATCGCCTACATCATGATCATCATCGGAGCGCTGACGGTCTCGGTGCAATTCATGCACCTGATAGACCGGCTGGAAGGACGGCGGTGATGAACGGCAAGAGAAACGCCTATCAGAAGGCGTATTACGCGGCCAACAAGCCGTATTTTGCCGCGTACCGCAGGGAAAATTCCGTGCTGATCGCCAAGTATGCCAGCGGATATTACCGGGAGAATCAGCGCCGGTATGCGGAGGGACAGCGGTTTTTGCAAGAGGCCCGCATGCGTCTGGGCTGGTCACAGGCCGCCGTAGCCGCAGATGTGGGCGTGAGTCAGGCGACGATCACACGGCTGGAGACCGGGGCGCAGCCGCTGGAGACCTTCCGCAAGCGGGACAAACTGCTGGCGGTGCTGGGGGTGGCGGGATGAGCGTGATGCTGGAACATCAGGTGACACCGCAAAGCCCCTGTACGCCGGACTGCCCGGACAGAAGCGGCGACTGCATGCTGCACTGCTCCCACGGGTACGCCGAGTATCGGGCGGCGCGGGACAAGGTGTATGCCGCACGGGCCGCAGCTGCCGAGGCTTCGCGGGACGCCAGCGCCGGAAAGCGGAAAGCCTCCGCGAAGAAGGCCCGCATGAAACACAGACACAAGAGATGATTTTGCGGGTAACGCCCGCTGAAAAGGAGGAATTATTTTGCAGATCGAAAACCGAGAAGAGGCCCAGCGGTCTATCTTGCAGATGTGCCGGGGCGCCTTTCAGGAGCGCGTGGACTACGAAATGCCGCACCTGATGGAGAACATCTTCGACCCCAACACAGCCGCCAAGGCAAAGCGCAAGGTGACCATCACGCTGGAGCTTTGCCCCGACGACACCCGCCAGAACATCGTGGTCAACTGCTTGGTCAAGACGACGCTGGCCCCGTCCAACCCCGCTACCACGATGCTGTACGCCGTGGACGAGCATACGGTGGTGGAGATGGTGCCGCAGATTCCCGGCCAGATTGCCGTTGACGGCAGCGAACAGGAAGCACCGGCCCGCTTGAAGCTGGTCAATTTTGAATAAAAAGGAGAAAGAATCATGTTGAAGGAAGCCATTGAAAAGATCGAGGAACTGGCAAAGCCGATCATTCTGGACAAGGATGGTTGCACCTACGCCGTGAACAAAGACGGCGAAGCGCAGGAGATTATCCCGGAGGCGGTCTATCAGGTCTGTCTGGAACTGAACAGTCTGGACGCGCTGGTGCAGATGGTCAGGACGGAGGGCGTCAGCGTTGATCGCTGTGCGGACAAGCTGTATCTGTCCGTGAAGGATCACATGACCGTGGCCTGCTTCGGCCATCCGCAGAAGGATTTGCGGGAGGAGCGTATTAACTACTATGAGGCACAGGCGAAGGACGTTCCCGGCTGGGACGGCGAGGTGAAGATGGCCTTTGACAAGGCGGCTGTGGCCTTGCAGACCCGTTTTCAGGATGGCGGCGACCGCGATTACACGCTGACGCTGCTGAGCCAGATCACTTGCGGCGCGAAGGTCACTTACAACGACATTGGCGTGGCGACGACGGTGGTCACACAGAAGGGCGTTTCGCTCCAGCAGAACAGCACCATCCGCCCGCTGGTGAAGCTGCGGCCTTACCGCACCTTCCAGGAGGTGGAGCAGCCGGAGGGCCTGTTCCTGATCCGCATTGACGAGAGGGGCATTACCTTCACGGAGGCGGACGGCGGCATGTGGAAGCTGGCGGCCCGCAAGACCATCAAGGCATATCTGGAGGAAGCGCTGAAGGACATGATCGACGACGGCCGTGTGGTCGTGATGATGTAAGTAAAAAAAGCCCCGGCGGAGAAAGGCACTCCGTCGGGGCGGGCAAAACCCTTGAAAAAGATTTTACAAGCTTATGATAGCGGCTTTTTGGCCGCCTGTCAAGAGGAGAAGCGCATGTACCGATGCAATGAGACCGGGCGGGAGTTTGAGGAACCCCGGTACGATCCCGACTTCTGGAACAAAGGCGACGGGGCGAAGGTGTGTCCCTGCTGCGGCGACACCGACTATGACGAGGTGTTTGAGTGCGATATCTGCTGCGCTCACGTGACGTGGGACGACGGGCATGTTGGAAGCAAGTATGGAAACAGCTTCCTGTGTCCTGCCTGCCGGAAGGTCGCCATCGTCAACCTGTTTGAAAAAGGCGCTCAGGAGTTGGGCGACACGGAAGAAGCTTGGCTGGACGACGTACTGGACGGCGGCAGCTGGGCGGATTTGAAGAAACGTTATAAGGAGGCAAAGACAAATGGCACTGCTACCCTTTGAAGAACTGATTAAGGTCGATGTGAGACCCTTCTGCGAGACGCGGAAGGCCAAGGACGACAACGGAAACGTGGTGGATATCCCCTATCTGAACTGGGCCAAGTGTGTGAAGCTGCTGCACGAGAACGGCGCGAAGGACGTATGGTTTACACCCCGCGTCTGCCCGGAGACAAAGACCTATCTGTGGCCGCAGGCGGACGTGACCACCCGGAAGGGCTACAAGACGCAGTGCTGGTTCGTCAGCGTGGAAATCCACATCGACGAGCTGGTGTTCAACATGGACACGCCGCTGCTGAACGGGGCGCTGGTGGTCTATGAGGACACGCTGAACCAGCTGCGTATTTCCAACGCGCAGGCCCGCGCCTTCGTGAAGGGCGTGGCGCTGCGGACGGGGCTGGGCTTCGACCTGTGGGCCGAGAGCGGCGACGGGGACGACGGCGAGGACGATCTGAGCCGCCACAGCATCTGGGCCATCCGGGAGCGGCTGGAGCGGGCCATTACCGCCAAGGAAAAGGCGGGGCTGGATCACAAAGACCTGCTGGCCGCCCTGCGGATCAACGACAAGCAGCTGAACCAGCTGATGGGCTACTTCGCCAAGCTGGACGGCCTTGAGAAAGCGGTGAGCAAGCTGTGATCCACGATCAGGACAGGAGCGGGTGGTTCGGGGCATCGGACACGGCCACCATCATGGGATCGTGGGAGACGGAGACGTTCCGGAAGTGGTGGGCGGTGAAACTGGGCATCCGGCAGGATCACTACACCAACGCCGCCATGCAGGCGGGCACGGCCTATGAACACAAGATTCTGGACGCGCTGGGGGTAAAGACCCGCGACCGCCAGATCAAGGTTTACGCCCTGCGGCTGCGGGTGAACTACGACGGGGACGACGCCCAGACCGTTACGGAGGTCAAGACCTACAGCAAGGCTCCCTTCAAGGTGAGCCGCGCCTACTGGATGCAGTGTCAGGTGGAGATGTTTGCCAGTGGGTGGGGCCTGCGGCGGCGGAAGATGTGCCGGATCGCGGCCTATCCGGTCGGCGAAGCGGAGAAGCAGAACTTCTTTTTGCCCGTCGACCCCGGCAGGATCAGCCTGTGGCCCATCGAGTACGATGAAACGTGGGTGGAGGAGAAGTACCTGCCCCGGCTGCGGTATCTGGCCACGTGCCTGAAAACAGGCCGGTGGCCCCGAAAGGAGGAAGCGCCATGCAGCAGGTGACGGTGGACGCCGCACGGTGGCTGCGGGACGGCGACGGGTCGTGGCTGGCCTTCCGGGTAGGCAGCGACAAGACGGCTATGGACGTGTGCGACAGCCTGAAAGCGGGAAAAGAGTACAGCCTGACGTTGAAGCGCAAGGGCCGCAGTCTGGACGCCAATGCCTATTTCTGGGTGCTGGTGAACCGGCTGGCGGACAAGCTGAAGATCGAGCCGGAGGGCATCTACCGGGCCTATATCCCGGATATCGGCGGCGGCTATGAGGTGGTGCCGGTGCGGGAGGATCGCATTGACGCATGGGAAAAAGTCTGGTGCAGCGGCCACATAGGCCGAATGATCGAGGACATGGGGCCGTGCCGGAATATCAAGGGCTATCACAATGTCCGGTCTTACCTATCTTCCAGCGATTACGACACGGCTCAGATGTCACAGCTCATTGTGTTGGTGGTGGCGGACTGCAAGGAGAACGGTATCGAGACCATGACGCCCAGAGAGCTGGATGCGCTGGTGTCCCGGTGGGGCGAGGTGAGCGTATGAGCACAGCAAAAATCTATACCGCCCACGGAAAGTCCCTGACCATGCGGCAATGGGCGAAGGAACTAAATCTGCCGCAAAAGACGCTGCGGAACCGGCTGGACAGGGGGTGGACGCCGGAAGCGACCTTCACACCGGGAAAGCAACTGCACCGGGGCGGCACAACAGGTTCGCGCCGCACTGACCACACAGGAGAGCGGCACGGGATGCTGGTGGTCGACCACTGCCTCGGATCGGGGCCGGATGGGCCGAAATGGCTCTGCGTGTGCGACTGCGGCAAGACGCGGGTGGTACTGGCGCGGAATCTGAGAGGCGCATACAGCTGCGGCTGTAAGGCGAGGAGAAAGGCAGACCGCCGCCCCGGCCATCCACAACCATGTTGGACGTGCCGGAACTACGCCGGAGGGTGCAGTTGGTCGCAGAAGTACCCGGAGCCTGTGAAGGGCTGGGACGCGACCCCCACCACGAAATATCAGGGGAATGCGGGCGAGGTCACATCTTTCGCCATCCATTACTGCCCAGAGTATGTACCTGACGGAACGGAGGTGCTGGTGAATGGGTGAAATTTGGAAACCCGTTCCTGGTTATGAAGGGGCTTACGAAATAAGCAATATGGGACGGTTGCGCTCACTAACGAGAACGCGGATTGTAAATAATTGCCACGGTGGGACTTCGCCGCGAACGGATAAAGGACACGTTTTGGCGCCAGGAAACAACGGAAACGGGTACGCCTATGTGTCACTCCGCGATAATGGAGTAAGGACTAATTATTATGTTCATCGCCTTGTAGCGGAAGTGTTTCTTGATAAACCGGAAGGGGAAAACTTGGTTGTCGATCACCGCGATCACAACAGGAGCAATAATGTGGTAAATAACTTGGAGTGGGTTACGCAAAAAGAAAATGTCGGTCGATCGAGGCATCTTATGCGTCACCAAAAAGGCCGCTATAGACCGTCATCAACCGGGGAGAAATACATAATTCGCTACAAAAAAGGATATCGCGTGAATATCAAGTGGGCGAAAACAAGCAGAGATTTTAAGAACCTATCTGATGCGATTCGGTTCAGAAATGAGGTGATAAACGGTGCCAAATAACAGGAAATGTTTTCTTTGCGGAAGATGTGACGCAAGCGATCCATTAGAACGGCACCATTAGCCACATATTTGGTGCAGCATATCGCAAGAAAAGCGAAAAATACGGCCTTGTGGTCTATCTATGCGGCAACAGGTGCCACAGGAACGGAAAGACGGCAGTACACCGCAGCGGCGAACAAATGCGCAGGCTGCGGCGATACGGACAGCTAAAGGCCATGCAGGAGCATGGCTGGACGGAAGATGATTTCCGGCGCGAGTTCGGGAAATCGTACTTATAGGAGGGCTTATGACACAGTGTGACAGAATTCTTGAGTATATGGAGACGGTAGGCCCCATTACACAGTTGGACGCCGCCCGCGAGTTTGGCTGCTACCGTCTGGGCGCGAGAATCTGGGACTTACGCCACGCAGGACACGCCATCAGCAAGCGGACAGTGACAAACAAGAACCGATACGGCGAGAGCGTGAGCTTCGCCGAATACAGATTGGAGGACAAGAAATGCTGAACAAGATTTTCATCATGGGACGCCTGACCCGTGATCCGGAGCTGCGGCGGACGCAGAACGGTACGGCGGTGGCCGGGTTCGCGCTGGCCGTTGACCGGGATTTTAAGAACGCCGACGGCACCAAAGAGACGGACTTCATCGAGGTGGTGGCATGGCGCAGCAGCGCCGAGTTCGTCAGCAAGTACTTCGCCAAGGGCCGTATGGCTATCGTGGAGGGCCGGTTGCAGATTCGTGACTGGACGGACAAGGACGGCAACAAGCGCCGCAATGCAGAGGTCGTGGCCGACAACGTGTACTTCGGCGACAGCAAGAAGGAGTACGGTGGCGACTATGGCGGCGCTCCTGTTGGCGGCTACAAGGCGGCAGGCAAGGCCGTGGACGTGGAGCCGGGCGAGGGAGAGTTTGCCGAGGTCGAGGATGACGACGATCTTCCGTTTTGAGGTGGTACCACGATGGCAAGAAACTACGCTGCACTCCCCTATGATTATTTAGAGGAGATGGAAGCACTCAACGATGCAGAGTTCGGTCGGCTAACGCGGGCATTGCTGGCATACAGCATGACGGGAGAGCAGATAGCGCTCTGTGGCAATGAGAGATTTTACGCTAAACGCGTGATGGCACAGGAAGATCGATTCAAGGCAAACTACAAGGAAGTGTCCGATGCAAGGCGAGAGGCTGGAAAAGCCGGAGCTGACGCAAGATGGCAAAATGGCAAAGGCATTTTTGCCAATGGCAAAAATAGCAAAGCCACTGATGCTAATGGCAAAAATGGCTACACCGAAACCAAAACCGATGCCGAAACCAATGCTCTGCCATCTAACGATGGCAAGAGAGATATGCGCGAGGCGCGATTTATCCCACCATCCATTTCCGACGTGGAGCAATATTGCCGAGAAAAAGGCTATCACATCAACGCAGAGCAGTTTGTTTGCTTCTATGCACAAAAGGGATGGATGGTAGGCAAAAACCGCATGAAAGACTGGAAACGGGCTGTTCAAGGCTGGGAAACTCGCTGGAAGGATGAACAGAAGAACGCGAAAAGCGGATTTTCGTATGACTACGGCAATACGGAGGGCAGTTTATGAACACAGATTTCATCATCGACAGCATTGCGCAGAACGTTGCGCAGGACTGCGATGTTCTGGACTACGAGAAGGACGGTCTGCTGTATTGCGGTCATTGCGACACGCCGAAGCAATGCCGTATCGACATTGCTGGAAAGGTGCGGATCGTCAAGTGCCAGTGCGCCTGCGCCGCCAGAAAGTACGAGGCGGAGAAAAAAGCGCGGCAAGATCAGGAACTGCGCCTGCGAATTGAAACGCTTCGTGCGGACGGCATCCGCGATAAGAGCCTTACTGGTTGCCGGTTTGACGGGGCTACCATGACAAACGAGCTTGCCAAGTGCAAGCGATACGCCGACCAATGGGACGAGATGGCGAAGAGCAACAGCGGCTTGCTTCTGTGGGGCAACACGGGCAATGGAAAGACATTCGCAGCTGCCTGCATTGCGAACCAGCTGATCGACCGTGGGATTCCGGCCATGATTACAAGCTTCCCGCGCATTCTGAGCGCCGGATATGACAAGCAGGACATCATTGACCAGATGCGCTATTACCCCCTGCTGGTCACTGACGATCTGGGTGCGGAACGGAACAGTGATTATGCGCTGGAAACGGTCTACATGGTCATTGATGAGCGCTACAAGACCAAGAAGCCATTGATCGTGACCACAAACCTGACGCTGGACGAAATCTGCAAACCCAAAAATATGGCTTATCAACGCATTTATGACCGTGTGCTGGAAATGTGCGCACCTTTGGTATTTCGCGGTGACAGCATCCGGCGCGGCAAGGCGAAGGAACAGCTCAGTTTCGTCAAGTCGGTTTTGGAGGGAAGCCATGACATTTGACCAAGCCAACCAGATACATACCAAGCGCCTTTGCCCTGTATGCATCGGAGAGCTGGAGAAGGATAACAACATCGTTCAGCCCACGCGGGAACAGCGCTTCGACCCGTCAAAAGATCGGTGGGAGCCGGGTATCTGCCAACGCTGCGGGCAGCAGCGCCGCATGACGAAGGAGCGGCGGTATATCTTCAACTATGAAGGATTTCGGGAAAGGGGGCTGGAGCGTGGGTAAGTACAACGCGAAAAAGGCCAAACGCGGCAACCTGACGTTTGATTCTCAGGCAGAAGCACGGAGGTATGATGAGTTGATTTTGCTGCTGCGTGCCGGTCAGATCAGGAACTTGCAGTTGCAGAAAACATACTGCTTGCAGGAGCCGTTTACCGGGCTGGACGGGCAGCGTGTGCTTGGCGTGGACTACAAGGCAGATTTTGACTATGAGCGCAAAACCGCGCCGGACAGGTATGGCAACATTTGCTGGCTCCGCGTCACCGAGGACGTGAAGGGGGTAAGGACTGAAAGCTACTCTATCAAGGCCCGAATGTTTCACGCCAGATACGGCTATGCCATTACGGAGATTTCAGCAAGAAGATATCGATAAGGAGAATGAAAAATGAAAGCTTACAAGGGTTTTGACAAGAATTTGCAGTGCAGAGGTTTGCAGTATGAGATCGGCGGCACGCAGGAAGTTGACAAAGTGAAGCTGTGCAATCAGGGCTTGCACGCTTGTGAAGCGCCGTTGGATGTGTTCAGATATTACGCGCCCGGCGAAGGAAGCCGGTATTGCGAAGTGGAAATGGACGGCGTGAGCGACGAACGTGGAGATGATAGCAAGCGCGTTGCCAAGAAGCTTACGGTGGGCGCGGAGATCGGCATTCCCGGTCTGGTAAAGGCTCACGTTGAATACGTCAAGGCGCATACCACAATGGAACATACCGACCAGAAAGCAGCCACCGCAGGCAATAGCGGCGCAGCCACCGCAGGCAATCGCGGCGCAGCCACCGCAGGCGCTTTCGGCGCAGCCACCGCAGGCGCTTTCGGCGCAGCCACCGCAGGCGATAGCGGCGCAGCCACCGCAGGCGCTTTCGGCGCAGCCACCGCAGGCGATAGCGGCGCAGCCACCGCAAAAGGATCTGTTTCTGTTGGCAAAAATGGATGCGGCCTTGTTCGCGGTAACGATGTGAAGATAAAAGGCGGTCTTGGTGCTGTGCTGGTGATCTGTGAGGAAAACGGGGACAATTGGGACATCAAAGAGTGGAAAGCGTTTGTCGTAGATGGCACGGACATCAGAGCGGACACATGGTATAAGCTGGTGGACGGAAAGTTGGTGGAGGAATGACCGAGGTATACATGATCGTCACCCGTGACAAATACCGCCTGCCCCGCTGGTGGGGTGTAACGGCGGAAGAGCTGGCGCGTCTGGAGGAGGGCAAGTGATGGCAAAGCAGCAAGTTCAGCTATTCAACGATAATTTTCAAAACTTCAAGAAGTACAACATTCCCAAGGCGCAGCTTGTTATTGCAGATATCCCGTATAACATCGGGACGGACGCTTACGGCAGCAATCCGATGTGGTATAACGGTGGAGACAACGCAAACGGAGAAAGCAAGTTTGCAAAAAAACGGTTTTTTAATTCTGACGGGTATTTTAAAATCGCGGAGTATATGCATTTTTGCTCCCGCCTTTTGAAAAAAGAACCGAAAGCAACAGGAGAGGCACCAGCTATGATTGTCTTTTGCGCCTTTGAACAGATGCAGACGGTTATCGACTATGGCAAGCGGTACGGTTTTATGAAGTCCTATCCTCTGTTTTTCATCAAGAACTATTCCGCGCAGGTTCTCAAGGCAAATATGCGTATTGTCGGCGCGACAGAGTTTGCCGTGGTGCTGTACCGGGACAAACTGCCAAAGTTCCGCAACACGGATATGTACGGAGAAAAAAGAATGGTTTTCAACTGGCAGGAGTGGGGGCGCGACGGGAAAGACATTCCAAAGATCCATCCAACCCAAAAGCCGGTTGTGCTGCTGAAACGGTTAATTGGAATATTCACAGACCCAGGTGATGTGGTCATTGACCCATGCGCCGGAAGTGGTTCTACGCTGCGTGCTTGTATGGAAACGGGACGGCGTGGCTACGGCTTTGAGATTAGCCGCGATTTTTGCTGGAAGGCGCAGGAGAAAATGCTTGTGCTGCCAGACAAAAACCAAGTGTCACTGTGGGGGAATTGAAACATGGGCAAGCAACATATAAGCCGGGACGACCGGATTTTTATGGACGGCAAGCGCAGAGGCACACAGGAGTGCATGGACATGGTGGCGATGGTGCTGATGGACAAGTGCGGCTGGCACATTCAGGAGCAGACCGAGGACAGCCGGGACACCCACAGCATCGCGTATCTGTACGAGTGCCTGGAGAAGATGGCGGGGGAAATAAACGAAGGCCGCATCAAGCGGAAGCACATCAAGGACGTGCTGAAGGACGAGTGCGGCGTGGTGTTTGGAGATTGAGAGGGAACATGAAACGAGATGAGATCGTGACCGCGCTGCGGTGCTGTGCGGCTGACTATTGTAACGGATGCCAGCTTTATGTTGCCTATCCCAAGGGCGGGGACTGTATCCGCGTGATGGCGACCGCCGCCGCTGACCTGATCGAGAACCAGCAGCGGGAGATAGAAGCGCTGCGGCAGGCCAATGAGGGTCTGCGGTTTAATCTGGCGGCGTTAAGTACGCCGGAGGGAAAAAGATGAAAGAGATTATCACACTATTCATCATTGTATTTGGCATATCATTTGTTGTAATTTATAACATTTTTAGAGGTAAAAAATCATGAAGAAAAATATCACTATTACTATTTCTATTGTACTAGCAGCGATTGTTGCTATTTTTTGTATTATCTGGCTAACAAGAATTAAGGTGGGCTACGTAGGCGTTGTATATTCTGCAAAGGGTGTGGAACAAAATACGCTGACGCAGGGCTGGCATTGGCTATCACCTTTGAAACACGTTAAGCAATTCCCTATCAGTCAGCAGCAAATCGTATTTTCCGACGATCCGTCTGACTACAACACAGATGAACACGCAGATTGGCATATTGACGCCCCTGCCAACGGCGGCATGGTAGGCATTAACCTAACGGTCAACTATAATTTTCTACCTGACCGCGTGGTGAGTTTGTATGAAAAATTCAACGGCATGGACGGAGAGGCCATTGTAGAGGGCCGCGTACAGAATAGCATTATTGCATATGTGAAGGAAGTTACCCCCAGATTCTCCGTCATGGACATCTACTCTGACAAAAAGTCGGAGGTAAACAAGGCTATTACCGACTATCTGAATGAGAAGCTCAGTGCCGAATATGGTATCAACGTGTCCAGCGCCCTGATCATTGATGTGGAACTGGATTCCGCATTGCAGGAAAAGGTGCGGGCAAAGGAGCAAGCCAAACAGGATGCAGAGATCGCAGAACTTGCCAAACAAACGGCGGAAGCGCAAGCAGAAACAAATCGCGTTATCGCTGAATCTGAGGCTGCTGTAAAGATCATTGAGGCGGAAGCTGAGGCAAAAGCCAACAAGACCATTGCGGAATCCATTACGCCGGAGCTAATCCAGATGAAGGAAGCGGAGGCGCGTCTCAAGCATGGCTGGGTGACTGTACAGGGCGCTGATACGGTGGTGACCGCAAAATGATACTACACGATAACGCAATTTGTCAGGCGGCGCTGGAAACCTTCGGGAAGGAATTACAGGTGACAATGGCCATCGAGGAAATGAGTGAACTGACAAAGGAGCTTTGCAAAAACAGCAGAGGGCAGGAGAGCACCCCACACATTGCGGAGGAGATCGCCGACGTGGAGATCATGCTTCAGCAGTTGGTGATTCTGTTTGACTGCAAGGAGACTGTGGACAAGTACCGTCAGTACAAGCTGGACCGGATGGCGGGGCGGATCAAGGAGGCGAAACAATGAGCCTTGATATCTGTCCGGTGTCGCTCAAGGAGGCCAATGCCTTTGTTGAGCAGCATCACAGGCACCATAAGCCGGTGGTGGGACACAAGTTCTCCATCGGCTGCACGGACGGTATGAAGATCGTGGGCGTTGCCATTGTGGGCAGACCGGTGAGCCGACATCTGGACGACGGCTGGACGCTGGAGGTCAACCGGCTATGCACAGACGGCACCCACAACGCCTGCTCCATGCTATACGCCGCCGCTTGGCGGGCGGCACGGGCGATGGGCTATAAGCGGCTTGTGACCTACATACTGGACAGCGAAAGCGGCACGAGCCTGAAAGCCAGCGGTTGGAAATGCGTGGGACAGGCTGGTGGTTTGCGGTGGACAGGAAAGCGCAGACCGGAGGTTGACCTATACCCGGCACAAATGAAAATTCGGTGGGAAAAGGAGGAGTGACGTGAATTGTCACGGATGCAAATGGCTGGATGAAAGCAGAAAAGGCCCAGCGGGGAGTGGGTATTGCGTCATGGTGGAAAACAGTGATCAGGGAAAGTGTTACCGTGATTGGCTGTTGAAGCACCGGGAGGAATATGCCCTTGGCAGAAAGGAACTCCCCAGCATCAAGGTCAGAACACCCGAAATGGAGCGGTGTGAGCTCTATGAAGCTGGAGACTTTGCTACGAGGTACAGAAAGGAGCAGGTATGTCCAAAGATGAGATCGTGACCGCGCTGCGGTGCCACTGTGATGCAATAGAAACCGGGAAGTGCCCAAAGGATAAGTGCCCTTCGTTTGAGAGACCGGCGCGTTATAAATGCGCTGGTGTGGTTTCTGGGGAAGCCGCTGACCTGATTGAGAACCAGCAGCGGGAGATAGAAGCGCTGCGGTGGGCCAATGAGGGCGTTTCTGGTGACGAAATCTGCCGTGCAGCGCTGGAGGCATTCGGGGAAAGGGCGCAGGTGACAATGGCCATCGAGGAAATGAGCGAACTGACAAAAGAACTCTGCAAGCGCTGTCGTGGCCGGGACAACGTGGAAGCCATTGCAGAGGAGATCGCCGACGTGGAGATCATGCTTCAGCAGATGGTGATGCTGTTCGACTGCGCGGGACAGGTGGAGACATTCCGCCGGTACAAGCTGGAACGGCTGGCGGGGCGGATTGAGGAGGTGAGGCGATGAGCAGTAAACAGACCATCATGCAATTAGCCAACGAGGTTATCAGGTACCTAAACGCCTGTGCCGATGAGGCCTTTGTTGAAAGCGTCTTGGAGTGTATCAATGACGGCGTGGAGTTCGGCGAGGACGAGATTAGGGAGGTGGAGTGATGGCGAAGTACATTGACCAGTCTGTAGCGATTGCGCGGCTGACCCATATAGAAGTGACAAAGCCCACGGCGACTATGACGGATGCCAAACGTGCGCTTGCGGATATGTTTCCGGCCAATGTGGAGTCAGTGGTGCGGTGCTGGGAGTGCAAATATTACAAGCCTGATGAGTTCGAGTGCGGATGTGATTTTGCTGGTGGTTTGCCGCATGCAAAGGCTGACGATTTCTGTTCCTACGGTGAGAGAAAGGAGGAATAGCGTCATAAAACAAATGAAACCAACGACAAATGACCGCATTATTGCCGCTGCGTGGGTGCTGCTGATACTGGCGGCGGCGCTGGTGGTGCTGACCGGCTTTTCTGAGAAGGGGCCGGAACGCGAGGAGCGCACGATTCTGGTGATCGAGGGTGGCCCGCACGAAGAAGCATACGAAGACCCGGACGAAGCGGAGAAAAGCGCGGAGGCGGTGATTGCCGCCATCGGCACAGACCGGGAGTTTGAGACATTCGGCTACGACGTGACGCGAGTTCTCCGGATCGTTACGGCAGAAGCGGGAAACGATGCCGACCAGTGCCGTGGCATTGTACAAGCCCTGTTTAACGCATGCAATCGCCACAGGAACCACTACACGCCGGAGGACGTATGCAGGGAGTATCAGTACACCGCCCCGGCAAGCTGGGCGTCTGACGCGGCGCTAAACGCCTTTTGCGAGGTGTTTGTGTACGGTGAGACATTTACCGACATCGGCAATGCAACGGTGTTTTATAATCCCCAGATCGCCGGACACAGCGAATACCATGAGGGGCAGATCTACGTTTGCAGCATCGGAGATGTGAAGTATTTTGAGGAAGTGTAAATGAAAAAGATTGAATATATCAAGAAGCAAGACGCAATTGACGCTATTGTTGCAAGCAATCGCAACGTAGATGTTGATGGGTTGACTGCGATAATGAAAGTCTCGCCTGCCGTAGTTTTGTGCAAGGACTGCATTTTTTGGGAAAAAGGAACGAGGGACGATGGTTTTTGCTTTAGCCGCTATGTGGTGTGCGGAAGCTTGACGCCGCGCAGAAACCCCACAGACTTTTGTAGCTACGGAGAGCGCAAGGAGCCAAATGTGTAATGGATAAATGGATTATACGCGACAAGTCCACAGAGGGAAAAGATTGGCCCAAATGGGCGATACGGATCGAGTGCCCCTACTGTGGCCTTGTGACGGGCAGCAAAAGCAATTACTGCCCACAATGCGGAAAGGAGTTGATACGGCGTGAACCAAGCTGACATCGACCGCCAAATCAAGGCGCTGGATGAGGCGAAACAAACCATATTGGCGCTTTGGGGGCGCTATCAGGCGAGGGATAAGCTTGTGGATGAACTGGAAAATGAAATCTATGAACTGAAATGCAGCAAAAGTGTTTAATTAGAATAACTACTTTAGAAAATCCGCGTTTTTGCACTATAAACATTGCAAAAAGTGTGGTACAATAGTTATGAGGACGTGCAGCCTTACAACACCTCCGTTTGTTTGTTTTAACTGCATTCATTTTTCATTCTCCCTCCTTTTTGTGGCCCGTCGTTGCACGGCGGCGGGCACACACGGCATTGTAGCTCAATGGTAGAGCATTCGGCTGTTAACCGAAGGGTTGTTGGTTCGAGTCCGGCCAATGCCGCCATAGCCCATTAGGGGCCTCTTTTCCTTTCACCGCTTACCCGCCAGCGGTATATGACGGGTATACGCCGGACTGCGCGAGCTACCCCACGATCAGGGGCGGGAGGTCGCGCCTCCCATCCGGCCACAGTGTGCCGACACATAGAAAACGGCTGGGCAATACGGAGCCTGTAGAGACAGAATCCGCGACGAAAAAAGCGGTGCGGTACTACCGTGGGCAAGTGGCATAGCGTCCCGCCCGAAAGTGTGCCAGAACATTGAAGCGGTAGGCGCTCCGCCATGCGTTTACCGTGGAGTTCCGAAGGGTTTTGTGCGTATTCCTCAAGGCGGATAGGTGAGAACTGAAAGAAAACGCACCATTGCAGCTTTATCCGTGTATTGAGCGGCTAAAAATAACACGGTTGCCAATAGACGTGCCGCCCGTCCGGCGTAAAAGGCGGCTTAACTTCAAAAAGGATGAAAACGTTGAATCGTTTTCGCCCGGAAGGGACTTTATCGGGGCTTATGCCCCGTACGCGGCATAGGTGCCCCGTAAGGGGAGACCACAGCGAGTGACGGGGACTTTCCCTGAAGCGCCAAAGCAGGGCAGGACTGCAATGCCGTACCAGTCACACAAGCGGGCGAGGAAGCGCGAGAAGTTAAGTGCACACAAGCTGTGGCCACAGCGGCGGACAGTTAATCCGCAAAAACAGTGTGCGGCTGATGAAAAGGCGCAGCGCGGTGTGATTGCGCTGGCAGACCGCTGTATGGGATGCGTCTCAAATAGTCTGCTTACTGCAAAGGATTTCGCCGTGGTGGATGCTATGTATGCTTGCGGGGCACATAGCTCACGGCGGGAACATATTAGGTGAGGCGAAAGCCGGGTACAGACGTGCCAATGACAAAGGCCAGTGGTGGGAGGCCGGTGCGTCAGACAAAGGAGGCCACATGGAAGTAAAAAACAAGCGGCTGTCGGATATTATTCCGTATACTGCAAATGCCAAGAAGCACGATAGACGGCAAATCAACAATGTGGCCGAAAGCATTAAACAGTACGGGTTCGTGCAGCCGATTGTAATTGACCGCGACGGCGTTATCGTAATCGGGCATTGCCGCGCTCTGGCAGCGCAGAAGCTAGGTATGGAAGAAGTACCGTGTGTCTGCGTGGACGATCTCACGCCGGAACAGGTGAACGCCCTGCGGCTGGTGGATAACAAGAGCAACGAGAGCGATTGGGACTTTGACCTGCTGGCTGATGAGCTGCCGGGGCTTGACTTGTCTGCTTTTGACTTTGATTGGGGTCTGCGGGATGAACTCGACACGTCAGTGGTAGAGGACAACTACGATCCCGTTTTACCGGCAGAGCCGAAGAGCAAACTGGGCGATGTGTACCAGCTCGGAGACCATCGCCTTATGTGCGGAGACAGCACGTATTTGACAGACGTACAAAAGCTTGCGGGGGGGGCACAAATGGATTTGTTGCTTACCGATCCGCCTTACAATGTGGACTATAAGGGCACCGCCGGTAAGATCAAAAACGACAACATGGAAGACACGGCATTTAGGCGGTTTTTGACGAATGCATTTTTTAACGCAGCAATGGTTATGAAGCCTGGCGCACCGTTTTATATTTGGCATGCTGATAGCGAGGGGTACAACTTTAGGGGCGCGTGCAAAGATGCGATGCTTCGCGTGCGCCAGTGCTTGATCTGGGTAAAAAATTCGCTTGTGATGGGAAGGCAAGACTTTCAGTGGAAACATGAGCCTTGCCTGTACGGTGAAAACGAAATTGAGGACGATGCTCACGAGCCGTGCCTTTACGGATGGAAAGACGGGCACAAGCACTATTTTTTCAAAAACAGGAAGCAGACCACGGTGCTCAATTTTGATAAGCCGGTTAAGTCTGCGGAGCACCCAACAATGAAGCCCATCAAACTGTTTGATTATCAGATGCAGTGTTCCAGCAAGCCGGGAGAAAATGTTCTTGACCTGTTTGCTGGTTCCGGCACCACCATTATGGCGGCAGAGCAGAACGGAAGACACGCATACTGCATGGAGTTTGACCCAAAGTATGCCGATGTAATTATTGATCGCTGGGAAAAGTTCACGGGCAAAAAGGCGGTGTTGATCAATGACGATTGAGGACGCACAGGCCATAATGCAAAAAACAACCAGTCCCTACTTGAAGCGGGACATGGAGAAATTCATAAAACGCCAAAGGAGAAAGGAGGGTATGTGTGGCAAGACCAAGAAAAGAAATAGACCAGAAGCAGTTCGAGACTCTTTGCGGACTGCAATGCACCCTTCCGGAGTTCTGCGACGCACTTGACGTTACGGATAAAACGTTGGATGCGTGGTGTAAGCGCACATACGGAAAGCATTTTTCCGAGGTATTCGCCCAAAAGAGGGGGCGGGGTAAAATATCGCTGCGTAGAATGCAGTGGAGGCTTGCCGAAAAGAACGCTACAATGGCGATCTGGCTTGGCAAGCAGTACCTCGGTCAGCGAGACGAGCCGGAGGAAACCGTTGACGTGGAGGACACTGACGCCTATCTGAAAGAAGCGGGCATCGAATGAAAACGGTAACAATTCATCCGGCCTTTGGTGAAAAGCACAAGGCGTATATTCAGGACGCCACACGGTGCACGATCTCTGTTGCAGAAGGCGCTGTTCGTGCCGGTAAGACCATCGACAACATCGCTGCGTTTGCGACACTGATAGAGAAGGGGACGCCGGATAGAATTCATCTTGCAACAGGTTCCACGGCGGCAAATGCAAAGCTTAACATCGGCGATGCAAACGGATTTGGACTTGAGTATATTTTTCGTGGCCGGTGCCGGTGGACGAAATATAAAGGGAACGAAGCCCTTGTGATAAAGTCTTGCGGACGCGACTATGTTGTAATCTTTGCAGGTGGTGCAAAAGCGGACAGCTTCAAGAAAATACGAGGCAACTCGTATGGCATGTGGATCGCAACGGAGATTAACCTGCACCACGAAGATACAATCAAAGAAGCTTTCAACCGCCAGCTTGCGGCAAAAGTGCGCCGCGTGTTTTGGGATTTGAACCCATCCTCGCCGGGGCACTGGATATACCAGCGGTATATTGACCGTTTCCGCTCTCAGTTTGGAGAGCGATACAATTATCAGCACTTCACCATCCGCGACAATGCGACAATCACAGCGCAACGGTTGGCGGAGATCGAGAGCCAGTATGACACAAGTAGCATTTGGTATCGTCGTGATATTCTTGGTGAGCGTTGTATTGCCGAGGGTCTGGTGTATCCTATGTTCTCCCGTGAGGTCAATGTGACCAGTGAACGGGGTGGGCCGGGGACGTATTACATCAGCTGTGACTACGGCACGCAGAACCCCACGGTGTTTGGGATGTGGCGTGTACACAAGGGAGAGGCCGTGATGGAGAAAGAATACTATCACAGCGGGCGCGAGACCAACCGGCAGAAGACAGACGAGGAGTATTATCAAGACCTGGAAGCTTTTGCTGCTGGATACAAGATTGAGAGGATTATCATTGACCCCAGCGCCGCATCGTTTGCCGAGTGCATACGGCGGCACGGAAAATTCGCCGTGTGGAACGCTAATAACGCGGTGTTGGACGGTATTCGCTTGACTGGTGCTTTGCTCAAGGCGGGGAAACTGAAATTCCACGAGAGTTGCGTGAAAACGTTTGAGGAATTCGGGCTTTACAGCTGGGATTCCGAAGCGGCGGAAGATAAAGTCATTAAAGAGAATGATCACAGCATGGATCAGTGTAGGTATCTCTGTCAAACTGTCCTTAGGAGAGAGTTAAGATGAGCTTTTTAGGCAATTTCGTAAATACGGTAAGACGCGCGCTGTTCCCGCGGGCTGTGGCCGAGCGGGAATTTGGTACATCTCCGGCTGTCAGCATGACGATGGAGCAGCAGATCGCGCTATGGTATGCAATGCTGGTCAATACGCCGCCCTGGCGGGACTGCAATGTGAAAGCGGTGGGACTGCCTGCCGCCATCTGCCGAGAGGTGACGCGGCCAACGCTGGTGGAGTTTACGGCCAACATCACGGGCAGCCAGCGGGCGGACTATCTTAACGATGGCTTTCAGTTGGCGAAAGAAAACTTCGGCAAGGCGCTGGAGCTGGGGCTTGCGCTTGGCGGTGTGGCATTAAAGCCTTACATCTACGGAGACAAACTGTTGGTGGACATGACCGGCGCGGCGGGTTTTCAGCCGACGAAGTTTGACCCGGCCGGGCGATGCGTCGGCGGTGTGTTCCGCGATAAGCCGGTGAAGGTCAACGGTAAGTACTATGTGCGACTGGAGTCCCACGACCTGACCGATACTGTTTACACTATCAAGAACAAGGCGTATTATAGTGATTCCACCGGCTCTGTGGGTGCGCCTGCGCCGCTGGAAGTGGTGCCGGAATGGGCGGACATTCAGGAGGAAGTGACCATCCAGAACATGGACGGGCCGTTGTTTGCCTATTTCAAACCGCCCATTGCCAACACAGCAGACACAAACAGTTTGTGCGGCATGTCTATCTACGGCGACGCGGCGACGGTGGAACTGATCAAACAGGCCGATGAACAGTGGGAGCGCCTGCGGTGGGAGTTTAAGTCTGGTGAGCGCAAGGTGCTGATGGACGGCAACACCACAACGGCCAACATGTTTGACAAGCGGCTGTTTGAAATTGGCGCTTTTACGGCTGACGGCGACTTCTACCAGTTCCTTAATCCTGAACTGCGGAATGACGCGGTTTACAAGGGCTTTCAGGACGTTATTCGGCGCATTGAGTTTAACGTAGGCTTGTCTTACGGTGATATTTCCGACCCCCAGACGGTAGAAAAGACTGCAACAGAGATCAGAAGCGGCAAGCAGCGAAAGTATGTGCTGATTAGCAGCATCCAGACGGCGCTTGAACACACGTTTGATGCGTTGATTTACGCAATGGATGTGTATGCCACGCTCTACGGTCTGGCTGCGGATGGCGAGTATGAGGTTACTTACGATTGGGGTGACAGCATCCTTGACGATCAGGAAACCAAGGACAACGAGTTTGCCCGCGATTTGCAGCTGCTGAACGCCGGGATCATGAACGATTGGGAATTTCGAGCAAAGTACTTCAACGAGGACGAAGAAACCGCAAAGGCGGCGCTGCCAAAGATGCAGGATGTTGTGACTGAACCCCAGAACGTGATCGAATGAGAAGGTACGACTTTACGCCCGAATTGCTGGACGCTCTGCCGGAGGAACTGGCTGAATTGTATCGTGGGCTGGAAGATACCTTGCTGATGGAGATATGCTCCCGGCTCAAGGATGCGGACGAGCTGAACGAGGTCACGGTGCAGGACATCAAGGCGCTGCGGGCGCATGGCATTGACCTGAAAGAGATCGAGAAAGCCATACGCAAGACCACGGGCATCAGTGAGCAGAAGCTCAAGAAGCTGCTGGACGATGTGGTGGTGCGGAATCAAGCGTATTATACTGAGCTTATCACGTTAGCGGATGTGACGCGGCCTGATGTGCTGGTGGATGCGGCGGCTATCGCGGCAATCTATGCACAGACAAAGCAGGAGTGCCGGAACATCACCAGAAGCATGGGCTTTTTGGTGGACGCTGGGCGCACAATGCTGCCGCCTGCAAAGGCGTACCAATGGTGCTGTGATTCCGCCCTTATGCAGGTGCAGAACGGCGCGATTTCCTACAATCAAGCTATTACCAACGCGGTCAAGCAGCTGGCGGACAGTGGCCTGAAAACGGTGGACTACGAAAGTGGGCATCGGGATCAGGTAGACGTGGCGGCAAGACGTGCCGTGATGACCGGCGTGAATGCCCTCAACCAGAAGTATGCGGAGAAATCCGCCGACTATTTGGAAACCGATCTTGTGGAAGTGAGCGCCCATATTGGGGCGAGAAACACAGGAAACGGGCTGGAAAACCATGAGAGTTGGCAAGGCGGCGTGTATCGGTGGGCTGAGAAGCCCGGAGATTCAAAGGGCGAATACAAGGACTTTGTTGCCACAACGGGTTACGGTCAGGGCGCCGGTTTGGGCGGATGGAACTGCCGACATACCTTCTATCCGTTTGTGGAGGGTGTCAGTGAGCCGACCTATTCACAGGCTGACCTTGACGCCATGAAGGGCGAAAACCGGAAGTTTGTATTTGATGGCAAGGAATACGACGGGTACACGGCCACGCAGCAGCAGCGCAGCATAGAGCGCCAGATACGCAAGCAGAAGCGCCTTAGAGACGCTTACAAGGCCGCTGGGCTGAAGGATGACGAGACCACCGCCAACATCAAACTGCGCCGTCTGAACGCCAAATACAAGGAGTTCAGCAAGGCGGCGGGGCTGCCGGAGCAGAAGGAAAGGTTAAAGGTTCTGTATGGCGGGCAGTTGACGGATTCCAAGAAGTTCGCGCCGTTGAAAGAATACGCCGGTACATGGAAAATCAAAGATAAGTTTTCTGATCGTCAATATGTGATTGACGTTGGGGAACCACAGATTTCCGGTGCAAAACAGCACTTTTGGGACAATCTTGAGAACAGACCGGACAGAAGCAGCTTGAACCTTGAGACTGCACAAGATATAATCAACAACAGCAGACTGACGTTGTACCAGACAGACCGGCAAACCCTTAAATTTCTTGCAGACAAAGGATATGTTATGCTGAACACGAAGAACGAAATCGTGACTGTTGTACCGGAAAAGCTTCGCAAGAAGTACCGCGATTATTTGGAGGGGAAATAACATGGCAAGAAGTCCTATCGCACGGCATAATTGCCCACTGTATGAGAGAGAAACTACATGGTCGGAGTGTGTAGAAGTGCAAGAAGTCCGCGAGGACGAAATGGACGCAGCGCGGCTGAGAGAACCGTTTGACATGGACAGAGCGAACGAGGTTTGCGAAGAATGCAAATGGTATGTTGTTGAGGACGATGGCTGATGGACAACTTCAAGGCGATTTATAAGCTGCTGCTTGCATTGGAACGTTCCATGGACTTGCCAGCGTTTGATATTGACGCGCTTCAGCTAGAAGCAATGGGCGTCACTGCGGAGCGCCTGCATCGCTATCTGGAAATTCTGCAAGACGTGGGCCTTATCAAAAACGCAGACTTATACACCAGCGTGACCGGCGACCTCTGTCTCAGGAACTCGCGCAAAATACGGATCACGCTTAAAGGTCTGGAATACTTGCAGGAAAACTCGATCATGAAGAAGCTGTACAACGCGGCAAAGGGAGCTGTGGACTTGATTCCGTAAGGGGTGCTGTATGACAGATAGCGCGACTTCTCTTTTTGACACCAACACCTTGCAGGCTATTAACAGCGTTTTGAAAAAGGGCGACCGGGTGGAGCTGATCCCCACCAAAGACGGGGTAAGGGTGATACATATTCGGCGCGAGAATGTGGACATAAACAAGTGCAAAATGAAGCAATAGGCGCTTGCCACCGGCTGCGTGGTATGGTATAATAAATCAAACAAATATTCGACCTCGCTCTAAGCGGTGAGTGAGAAGAGCCGAGAGGGGCTAACTGACTACGAATTGTAGTTGGTTAGCCCCTCTTTCTTTTTTTCAAAATTTTTGACCGGCCCGAAGTCGCAAAACTACGGGGCCACAGTGGACGCGACCCACGAGAAAAAAGCGAGGTGGCGAAGGAGCAGACATGAAACGCGATTTTTTGGAAGGTCTGGGGCTAGAAAAGGACGTTGTGGATAAAATCCTCGACGAAAACAGCCGGGACATTGGCCGGGAGAAGCAGAAAGCGGATCAGGCCAAGGAGGACTTGGCGGCGGCACAGAAGAATCTTGCCGACCGTGACAAGGACATCGAGGAGCTGAAGAAATCCAGCGGCGACGCGGAGGGCATCCGCAAGCAGCTGGAGGAGCTGCAGGGCAAGTACACCAAGGAAACCGCCGAGTACAAGGCCCAGATCGCTGACCGGGACTATTCCGAAGCCGTTCACAAGGTGATTGGAGAGAAGGGCATCAAATTCAGCTCCAAGGCGGCAGAACGTGCCTATATCGCAGACCTGAAAACCAAGGGTCTGAAGCTGGAAAACGGCGTGTTTGAGGGCTTTGACGAGTGGCACAAGGCTCAGATGGACGCAGACCCCAGCGCGTTTCAGACCGGCAAACCCGCACCCACGTTTGCAAAGCCCGTCGGTACCGGCGGCGCACCGAAAGCGGAGGGCTTGGGCGCAATGTACGCAAAACAATTCAACGCGCAGTATGCGCAGACAACTACGAAGGAGTGATTTGATCCATGTCTTTTGTGACCAATACCGCATGCACCAAGCGGCCTAATTTCCTGGAAAGCGAAGTTGGTCTGGTGCTGAAAACCCGCGAGATTCCCGCCTCTATGGGCGTGCAGGACGGCAATTACAAGATCGTTGCAGCTGGCACCCCTTTCCCCTCCAACGACGGCAACGCTGTTGGTATCGTGTTTGAGCCTGTGGACGTGACCAGCGGCGACATGCCCGGCTCTGTTCTGGTGGCTGGCCGTGTGCTGGCGGAGAACCTGAACATTGCCCAGGCCGCCAAGACCGCGCTGTCCGGTAAGGGCGTTGTGTTTGTGGACACCCCCGCTATCACCCGCGGCTATACCGTGACCTACGACAAGAACGACGGCACCGGCACGCCTCCTGTGGACGGCAACACCTATTTTGAGGGCTCTATGGCCCAGGTCTCCACCAGCTACCCGCTGACCAAGGCCAGCAACAAGCAGACCGGCTGGAGCACCAGCAAGGGCGGCGCTGCTGTGACCGAGGTGGAGATCACCGGCGATGTGACCCTGTACCCTGTTTGGACTGCTAACGGCTAAGTAAGGAGGAAGAAACCATGCCTGATATCCTGAACATGATTTCCAGCGCTGAGCGCCTGGAATTTGCACAGAATCTGTCTGTTGCGCGGCCTGCTTACATCGGCGACCGCATTTTCCCTGACCAGAAGACCGCCAATCTCAAGGCGGAGTATCTGCGTCTGGCTGACGGTGCCAACATCCCCGTGATGGCTACCGTACACGCTTTTGACACCGAGGCCGAGATCGGCACCCGCCCCGTGTTCGAGAAGACCGAGGTGGAGAAGCTGCTGATCAAGCGCAAGATCAACCAGACCGAGCGCGTGCGCCTGATGATCGAGAACGGCGTGAGCGACGAGAACGAGATCATCCGCTACGTCTTTGACGACATGCGCCAGATGGCCGAGGCCGTCAAGACCCGCACCGAGGTTGCCAAGATGGAAGTTCTTGCCACCGGCAAAATGACCATCAACGAAAACAACCTGAATCTCAAGGTGGACTACGGCGTTCCCACCAAGAACACCGGCTACAAGATCGACTTCGGCCCCGATGCTGATATCGTGGGCCAGATCATGGCCGTGGCAGACGATGCCGCTGGGTCCGGCAACGCCCTGACCGAGATCGTGACATCCACCAAGATCCTGCGTAAGCTGGCTGCCAACAAGGGCATCCAGACGCTGATCTACGGCACTGTGGGTGCTGGCACCTATGTCCCCGCTGAGAGAATCCGTTCTCTGTTCGCAGAGCTGTTCGGCTTTGGCGTGATCACCACCAACGATCTGCGCTATAAGACCCAGACCGCCAGCGGCAACGAGGCCACCAAGCGCTTTTTCCCCGAAGACAAGATGGCGTTCCTGTGCAATGGCACGTCTTCCTCCTTCGGTGTTGGCCTGTGGGGCGTGACCCCCGAGGAAGCCGACTACGGCCAGTACAACGAGAAGAGCGCCAACCAGTTCATCACCATTACCCAGTGGGCCACTCCCGACCCCGTGGCGGTGTGGACAAAGGCCAGCGGCGTGTTTATCCCCGTTGTGCCCAATCCCAACGGCCTGTTTATCGCAGCCGACACCAGCAAGTAAGCGCGCCTCCTCCCCGCCCCGATGGGAAACCTGACGGGTGGGGAGGAAACGATATAAAGGAGGCGGAAAGCATGGCATACGCAGATTTTGAATACTACGCCACTGAGTTTTACGGCACGGCCATTGACGAGGACGCTTTCCCGGCTCTGGCTGGTAGGGCATCGGCCTATGTGGACTATGTGACCATGAACCGCGCCAGAAATGTTACCGGCGACGCCATGACAGCCGTGCAGAACGCGGTGTGCGCATTGGCAGAGGTGATGCAGGACGGCGAACGGCTGAACAGCGTGGCTTTTAACGCCGAAAGACCTGTGGCAAGCGAATCCGTGGGCGACTGGTCAAAGAGCTACGGCACGAAAGCGGTATCTGCCGCAGACATGCAGTTGCTTGAGGCCAGAAAGCGGGAGATCGCGGCCATGTATCTGGCACCTTACGGACTTCTGAAAGCAAGGGGGTACGGATCATGTCTATGTTCCCCCACACGGTAACGCTGTACAACGTGACCCGAGAGGTGGACACCGGCACCATGCAGGATGTAACGCGGCTTTATGTGACGGTGCTTGATGGTGTGCTGCTGTCCGCTTCCAAGGCGGCCAACGTAAGGGCCAGCGGCCTGGAAGGGGCCGATGCGGTAAACCTGTACATCCCGTTTTCAGTTGTTGCAAAAGATGCAACGACTGGCAAAAAGAAACGGTATGCAGGGCCGCAGGACTTCTGGAACGCGGAGGAAAAGTCCGGACTGTGGACACTTTCCACCAACGGCAACGGCGGAGAGAGCTTTTTCGTCAAGGGGCGATTTGTCACAGACAACGAGACTGTGGCAAGGGCGCACGACGACTGCTACGAGGTGACAAAGGTGGACATGAAAGACTACGGTGACCTAAAGCACTGGGCCGTGGGAGGTAAGTGATGGGGCTGAAATTCAGCGTACACACCGAGGGCATGGACGATGTGCGGCGGCAGCTGGCGCTTGCCTGTGATAAGGCCGAACACGTTCTTGCTATTCAGGTGGAAGCCGACACGGTGCCGTACGTTCCGGCGCTGACCGGCTCCCTGACCCAGAGGACACGGGCCATCGGAAACACGGTGGTGTATCCGGGGCCCTACGCCAGATACCTTTATTACGGAAAGTTGATGGTCGATCCCGACACGGGAAGCCCGTGGGCCAAGAAAGGCGCGACGAAGGTTCTGACAGACCGAAATCTGGTATTTTCACAAGCCATGCACCCAAACGCGCAGGCGCATTGGTGCGAGGCATCCAAGGCGCAGAACCTTGAAAAATGGGTGCGCGTAGCGCAAAAGGCGGTGGCGAAATATGGCAAATGACAAGCCGAAGAAACTAGTTTCGGCGGCAGAGGAGGACAAAATTTCCCGCGCGATGCTGGTATGGCTGAACACATGGCCGGATAAGCCGGTGGATGTGATCCGGTATGAGTTTCTTCCCGCTGACAGCGAGGGCGCAATGGCGCTTTCCACCATTCAAGGGACATACATCATACGACGCTACATCCTGGGCGGCCATCAAGCGGAGTACCAGTTCAAGGTGATCTACCGGCTAAAGCCGGGCAACAGCAACGACAAGCGCCTGAAAGCCGACGAACTGTTGGACAGTCTGGCAGATTGGGCGGCAGACGGCGGGCCGGACATCGGGGACGACGCACGGGTGGTTCGCGTGGAAGCCACCACGCGCTCCGCATTGTTCGGCGCATACGACAACGGCGACGAGGATCATCAGATCCTCATGAAAATGACTTACGAGGTGATAACAAATGCCTGATAACATTTTTAACACGACAGCGGGCCAGACCATTGACCGTGAGTTTCTGATCGCGTACTTAAATACCGGCACCAGCGTTTCCCCAGAGTGGTCGGCCTTTGGCACCCGCGTGGCGGATTCCAGCATGGAATATGACTGGCAGGAGAGTTCTGAAAAGGACATCCTGGGTACCACCCGCACCACCATGAAGAAGCCCATTGTCACGCAGACCTTTGACCCCTGCTACTTGGACAGCGGCGACAAGGCGCTGACGAAGATTTGGGAGTTGGCCGTAAAGAAGCAGGATGCGGCGGCACTGGCCAATCAAGACGTGCTGATCGTCCACCACTACGCCGGTACCGCAAAAACGGCGGTGTTTGCCGAGCGTTACGAGGGCGCGATGGTAAAGCCCTCTAGCCTTGGCGGTGAGGGCGGCGGTTTCGTGGGCATGCCCATTGACGTGACTTACGGCGGCACCCGCACCACCGGCACCGCTTCCGTGACTGCCGGTGTGGTGACGTTCACAGCGGACGAGTAACACACGGGGCGGGCAACCGCCCCACCACATAAAGGAGATGCAAAAATGAAGGAAATTACATTTGCGACCGGCGTAGAAAGCTTTTCCGTTAACGGCGTGGAAAATGCATTTTCGGCCAATCTTGCCGACGGCAACTTTATTAAGCGCTTAAAGGAAACTATCACAAAACTTGAAGAGATGCACAAAAACCTCGGCAATATGAAGAGTGCAGCGTCCGATGATCCGTTAGACCAGATGGAAGAATACGACCGCAAGGTACGAGCATCCATTGATGAACTCTTGGGGGATGGCGTATCTCAGAAAATTTTCGGGAATCAATCCATGCTTTCTTTTGGCGCTCACAAACCGGTGTGGTGCAATTTCCTCGTTTCCCTCGTGGAAGAATGTAACTGTCGCTTTACCGAAGAAGCAAAGGAATTCAATCCCAGTCTTGAAGAGTTTGTCCGCAAATACACAAAATGACAAATTCAATGCAGGCAGAATGGCTTCCAAGATCCGTTAATATCTGCGGCACCGAATACGACATTCGGTCTGATTTTCGGGTAATTATCGACATTTGCAAAGCAATTGAAAATCCAGACTGGAACAAATACGAAAAAACAATTGCTGCGCTTGTCGCCTTTTATCCAGAAATTGAAAATATGCCGACAGAAAGTTATCGAGAAGCTTTAGAAAAGTGCATGTGGTTTATTCGGTGCGGTGACGAAGATGCTGCAAAAAAGCCTGTTAAGCTGCTTGATTGGGGACAAGACATCAAATATATCGTTGCGCCCATCAACAGAATCGTTGGCAAAGACATCCGGGAAATGGAATATATGCACTGGTGGACGTTTATGGGCTATTTTTTAGAAATTGGCGATTGCCTTTTTGCGCAAATCGTGAATATCCGCCAGAAAGTATCATCCGGAAAAAAGCTAACAGCGGAAGAACGCAAATTCTACGCTAACAACAGAAGCATGGTTGACATCAAACAGCGGTATACCGAAGCAGAAATGAATTTTATCCAGCAGTGGACGTAAAAAAGCCGCCATTTTGTGGCGGCTTTCGGGGATGGCATTTATTTTTCAAGAGACGAGAGACCATTTGCCATAGTCAACATTCCTCCCGTCATCGCATCAATTGCCTCTGTTTGGTTTGGGTTTATTACCCATTCGTCATCAACCAATGACAAAGAAACATCAACTTCTTTTTCTACTGTTCCGTAGTCTCCGCTGTTTATCTTTTCAATAAACAAATTATTCATCATTTCGGTTTGTTCGTCCTCGCTCATTTCCTGACCGGAAAATGCAACCTCTAAAGCCTTAGAAAAGGATTCTGCAAGGACATCACCCATGATAGATGCAATGTCATTGTTTGAAATTTCCACCTTAACCGTCGCAGAATCCCCTTTTTCTTCTGAGCTTATGACGTTGTAGGAAATACCACCGAACATCGCTTTCAACATCTCTGCATCGGATTCGTCGGTTTCGGCATTAGAAATACCATCTCCCCAATAACCAGTTGCTACGGACTGATCCGCTGACTTTACAGCATCAATGGCATCTTCTACAACAGATTGCGCCGACTTCCTATTTGCGCCGCATCCAATCAAAAGTAAGACTAACGCAAGAGACAAAAAAACGCATGACACCTTTTTCATTAAAACCCCTCCTGTAATTTTCAGTATTTCAAGAATATCACACAAAAAGAAAAAAAGCAACAAAAGGTGGTGATTTTGTGGCTGCTGATGGCTCCATTATTTTTGAAGCAAACTTAGATGATAGACAGGCGCAAACAAAGCTAAATCAGCTTAAATCCAAAATACAGCGACTGCAATCGTCTTTAGAGAAAAGTACTGGTGAGCAAAGCGGTATAAAGGAAAAATTGGATTCTGCAAAAGCATCGGCGCAGCAGACAGAAAAGGAAATTAAGCAGATTATGGCAGCCCTGCAATCAGAGCTTGCGCTTAATGAAGATGTGCAAAGCGGAAAAATTTCCATGTCTGCCGAGGAGTTACAACAAGCGGCAGAACGACAAGACGATCTTTTGCTTAAGCTAAAAGAACAGCAGGACATTTTGAAGCGGCAAGACCAAGAAATACAAAGTTTAGGACGGCAATATGATCGCGTTACGGAGAAAATATCAAGACAAACGCAGGAGCTAAATGACGCAAAAAATGAAGCGTCAGATTATGCAAGGCAAGTAATTGAATCCGGGAAAAGCAAAAACGTTATGGCGGAAGTGACACAAAAAACATCCGCGATTATGGCGCAGCTGGGGGAAAGGATTAAAGCAATCGCAAAAGGAGCTTTAATTTTTTCGGTAATCGCTTCTGCGATTAAGGCGCTTAAAGATATTTTGGTGAAAGCGATTGCGCAAAACAAAGAAGCTGCGGCAGCCGTTTCGCAGTTAAATGCCGCTCTTTTGACCCTTGCACAGCCAATCATCGAAACGGTTTTACCAGCGTTTACCGCATTTGTCAATGTGTTGTCCAAGGTCGTGACGGCTGTCGCAAAATTTGTGTCGCTATTGTTTGGAAAATCCTTTTCACAGACAAAGAAAAACGCGCAATCTCTTAACTCTCAAGCTGGCGCAATTGAAAATGTAGGCGGTGCCGCAAAAGAAGCATCTAAATACTTGGCAGATTTTGACGAGCTAAATGTTATGGATAATCAAAGCGACGATCAAACCGGGGGCGGGTTTGATTCCCCGGACTTTTCAAAGCTTGATGCGGATGTTTCCATTTTTGATAATCTGCTTGCCCGCCTTCAAAAAATTTGGCAAGACATTAAAAACATATTTCTTGACCTTAAAGATATCGTTGTTGATTTCTTTAGTGGAGATTGGGGCGATATGCTAGAAAAAATCAACCTTTTATTTTGGCACATCCAAGACCTTGTCTCCGATGTTCTAATGTTCGTAAGCGAAGCGTTTGGCGACATAATTGATTGGATTGTAGAAAAGCTCCATCTTTCCGGAACGCCGATTGGTCAAGCTTTAGAGGGCATTAAGGAAATTGTGCAGGGCGCTATCGAACTAATTGTTAATTTTCTTAATCTCAACCTTGATGGAGTGCTTGCGTCTATTGAAAAAATGTTAAAAGGCGTACAAGACCTTGTTTTTGGGATTGGAGACTTTTTGCAAAACGGCATAAACAATTTGTTTGACTGGTTTGACGAGAAAACCGGCGGCGCACTTCACGACCTTATTGAAATCGTTCGTGCCACCGTCAACAACATTTTTGAGTTTGTTGATGACATCGTTGGAAGCATTTTGCTCGGCGTAAAAGATATGCTGAACGGGATTATAACCTTCCTAAATGGCGTTTTTTCTGGGAATTGGAAGCAAGCATGGGAAGGTCTTATGCAGTTTGTGAAAGGGATTGGAACGACAATTGCAGGCATATTTGCAAGTGTAATCAACGTGATAATCCGCGCACTGAATTGGATGATTTCCCAAATTAACAGAATCAGCATCAAAATTCCCGATTGGGTGCCCGGAATAGGCGGAAGAACTTACGGACCCAACATTCCGACAATTGCGGAAATTCCGGTGCCGCATCTCGCAGAGGGCGCAGTTATCCCGCCCAACCGCGAGTTTATGGCGGTGCTTGGCGACCAGAAGCACGGGACGAACATCGAGGCACCGGCTGACCTGATCCGGCAGATATTCCGCGAGGAGAGCGGCAATTCCGGCGGCGACATTGTGATCCGGTTTACCGGAGAGTTGGCTCAGTTGGCAAGAGTGCTGACGCCAGAGATCACGCGGCAGCAGCGGCAAAACCAGAGATCGTGGGGAGGTGGCAGCCTGTGAGCGCACCGTATTTCAAGATCAACGGTACGGACATTCTCCGTTTTGTGCGGGAAGAAGGTATGGAATGGTCTCGTAACGACCTCGACAATTCAGAAGCAGGGCGAACCATGGACGGCACCATGCACCGCGGCCGCGTTGCAATCAAGTACAAGGTCAACATTCGCTGCATGGATCTATACCGGAATGAATTGATGATGCTGATGAAATTAATTCTTCCGGAATTTGTCACAGTGGAAACCAATTTGCATCCGTTGTACGAGACGGTTGTGGCGCAGTTTTATTCCAACAACGTGCCTGCCACGGTGACGACGGTAGACCCAAAAACAGGAGAATCGCTGTGGTCTGGCATTTCGTTCCCGCTGATAGAGCAGTAAGGAGGGCGAAATGCAGAGCACGAACGCAAGATATCAGGAACTGCTGGCAAGCACCCACCGGATGCAGACGCAACTTTACATTGACAATGTAGTCTACGGCGAGGAAAAGATTATGGAGGGGTCTCTTCAAACGAAGAACTCTCTATTCCAGGGGGATATCCCCACTGTGGGCGGGGCGGTGGCCGGGGAGATATCCGTGCAGCTGCTGGGGGTGCTCTCCTCCAGCGTGGCCAGAATGGCTGAATTAAGGCCGCAGGTGCGGCTTGTGGGCGATTCCGGCGAGCCCAGCGAATGGGTGGCTCAGGGGGTCTACAACGTGGACAAGCGGAGCTACAACAAGCAGACCGGCGTGCTGACGCTGCACGGCTATGACAAGATGCTGGCCACGGAGCAGTGGTATACCGGCAGCGTGGGCACCGGCGGCGTGACGGATATCACCATCGTCAACCGGGTCTGTACCCAGGTCGGGATCACGCTGGACAGCGAGACGGACAGCTTCTTTTCCGCCAGCGGCAAGAAATACAAGGTGACAAAGCCCAGAAACTACACCTGCCGGGAGCTGCTACAGGCGATCGCCGGGTGGTACGGCGGCAACTGGTGCATGACGCCGGTGGGCAAGCTGCGGCTGGTGCTGCTGAACAGTCTGCCGAAGGAGACCAATTATCTGGTGGACAACGGCGGCAATGCCATCACGTTTGGAGGTGACAGGATTCTTGTCGGGTAAAATTTTTGTAGGAAACAGTGCGTCCAGTCTGACAGAGGCGGACAAGCTGCAGCCCTACAGCAAGGTAACGGTGACGGACGGCACCAACAGCTACACGTCCGGCGACAATACGGGACGGGAGCTGACGGTCAATGTGCCGCTGCTGCCCAGCATCAAGGGCGACACGCTGGCGGCGAATATTCTGGCGGCGGTTAAGAACTACCGCTATCAGCCCTACGAGGCCGCTGACGCTCTTTTAGACCCGGCGGCGGAGCTGGGCGACGGCGTGACCGTGGGCGGCATCTACGGCGGGATACACGCCAAGACGACCACGTTTTCCCGGCTGTTCCGGGCGACGGTGAGCGCTCCGGCGGAGGAGGAGATCGACAACGAGTATCCGTACCTGTCCGCTCAGGAGCGGGACGCCGTGCGGCAGAAGAAGCAGACGGCGCAGAACACGGCGGATATTGCCGGAAACACCGCAGACATCGGGACACTGAACGCGCAGGTGGCACAGCTCGACAGTCTGGTGGCAAATAAGGCCAGTATCTCCGACCTGGACGCCGCCGTGGCGCGGATATCCTCGTTGGAGAGCAACCAGATCACCACCAGCTACCTGAAAGCCAATTATGTTGAGGTGAACGGCCAGACCGTCAAAGACCTGAAAGCAAGTATCGCCAACATTGATACTTTGTTTACAAATGCTGGATATGCTGGAACGATTACCGCGAGAGGCGTTTACACACCCTCCCTGCACGTGGACAGGTATACATTCTCCCCGCAGACTATCACCTACAAGAACGGCAGCGGCGCAAGTACGACAAAGATCATGCTGGTGGGCACATAAGGAGGACTACATGAAAACAACCGAAAGAAACACCATCCAGTCCGTCCGGCTGGCGCTGGATCGGATCGAGGTACACGGCAGCGGCAATCTTGACTTGCTGCTGGGGTGCATGCAGGTGCTGGACGGTCTGCTGGCGACGGCGACGGAGGAAACAGAGGTGGCAGAGGATGGCTGACAGATCTATCGGCCAGCTGCCGGAGGCCACCACCATCGGCGCAACCGACCTTCTCATCATGGAGCAGGCCGGAACGGCCAAGAAAGTACAGGGCCGGACGCTACTGGCGTGGCTGGACGGCCACGGCGGCATCGCGGACATTGACTTCAATGCCGACGACACCATGACGATCACCGCCGCGGACGGCGCGGTGTGGACATCGAACAGCCTGCGCGGGCCTGATGGCGTCAGCCCGACGGTGAGTGTGCTGCAAGCACCCGCCACACCTACCACCCCCACCGCCTATCTTATCACCATCACCGACAAGGACGGAGACCACGTTTTCACGTTGTACGACGGGGCCAAAGGCGTCAAGGGAGATATCGGCGTCCACGGCGGCGATGTCAGCGTGACGGTCTCTGACGCGGCGGCGACCGACGAGCACCCCAGCGGCGGAAAGACGCTGACCATCACCGAAACGGTCTATTCGTACAGCGGCAGCGCTCCGACTCAAAACAGTACAAATGTAACCATCTGGAACGGCGATGACGGCTCTTCTATCCAGTCTATCAACCGGACGAGCGGAACCGGTGCGCCCGGCACGACCGACACCTACACCGTTACGCTGACAGACGGCAGCACGACGACGTTCATGGTCTACAATGGCCGGGATGGCGACGGCTCCGGCGATATGACGCAAGCCGTTTACGACCCGCAGGGAAAGGCGCGTGACATCTTCGCCTACGCCGACGCGATCCAAACCGCGCTGAACGCGCATGCTGACAGCATCAGCCTGCACACGTCCGACGCGGAGAAAGCTGTGTGGAACGCCAAGGCGGACGCTCCCAAGCCTCGTTCCGTGCTCCTGCTGGCGTCCGGTTGGAACGCGGATACCAAGCAGCAGACCGTCCCCGTCAGCGACATGACGGCCAGCGCCAACATTATCGTCAGCGCGGCTCCGGACAGCTTTATGGCCTACGCGCAGGCGGGTATCCGCGGCACGGCGCAGGGCACGGGGGCGCTGACCTTCACCTGCGAGACGGTGCCGGAGGAAGCTGTGACCGCCAACGTTATTATTCTGGGTTAGGAGGAGATCACATGATCCTTAACATGACAGGCCCCGCCACGGGCGGCAGCGCCATTTCCGCGCCCATCATCGGCGAGGACTTCAACTGGACGGGCGGAGACGGCACGTATCAGGCGCTGGACGACGGCGGCGGCAACTGGCGCATCAAGTTTCTGTCCAGCGGCACGTTCACGCCATTAAAAGACATGGTGGTGGATGCATTTCTGTTAGGTGCCGGTGGTGGTAGTGGCAGTGATTACTGCGGTGCTGGTGGCGCAGGCTACACCACCACAGTACGGTCTGTGGTGCTGGCGGCCAATACCGCCTATCCCCTCGTGATAGGTGCGGCGGGCACAAATGGTAACTACAGCGGCACTGCCGCCACAAAGGGTGGCACAACGTCGGCGTTCGCCGCAGTAGCAAATGGCGGCGAACGTTCAGTTAAGGGGAGCAAAACCTCTGTAAAGAATGGTGCCAATGGTGGCTCTGGTGGCGCTGGTTTTGCTGCTAGTGGTGGTGGTGGCATAGATGGTGGTGACGGAGCAAATGGTTCCGGCTCCCTCAGCAGCAATGGCGGCAAGGGCCAGGGTACTACCACCCGCGAATTTGGCGAAGCGGACGGCGACCTTTACGCTTCCGGCGGAGGCGGAAACCTGAAAGCCACCGTACCTAACTCCGGCAACGGCGGTTATTATGGAGGTAGCACCAGCGTTAAACCTGCCGACGGCATTGTGGTCATCCGGCAGCACAAGGAGGTGGCGGCATGAGATATGCAGTTATCACGGAAGAGGCCGTGACCAACGTCATTACTCTGTGGGAGACCAACGCCGGGGATTTCCCCGGTGCAGTAGCGCTCCATGACCGCCCGGTGGGCATCGGGGACAGTTATCAGGATGGCAAGTTCTGGCGGGATGGTGAAGAACTTCTGACGTCCGACGAGGAGATCGCCGCCATGCAGACGGCGGCGGTGGCGGTGCTGCGGTTCGTGGTGGCCGATAATGACCGGCTGGCCGCCGGTGCTCTGTATCCCAAGTGGGCAGCGGGAGCGCACAGCAGGGGCGACATCTACACCGCCCGCGGGCAGGTGTGGGAGTGCATTCAGGGCTACGACAATGCCGTGTATCCGGATATCGTGCCGGGCGGCACGGCGTGGGGCACGTTCCACCGCCCGCTGCACGCTACCGCGCCGGAGCAGGCCCGGCCTTTTGTGGCTCCCACGGGAGCGCACGATATCTACAAGAAGGGCGAGTACATGACGCTGGACGGCGTGCTGTATAAGTGCCTGCAAGATACGGCGTACAGCCCGACAGAGTACGCATCAGCGTGGGAGGTGCAAAATGCTTGAGATCAACGGCAGTGACATCTATCTGACGAAGGGCGACACGGCGCATCTGAGTGTTGGCATTACCAACAATGCCAGCGGCGACGCCTATGAAATGCAGCCGAACGATACGCTGATCCTGACGGTACGGAAGCAGGCCTATGAAGCGTCTCCGGTGCTGCTGCAAAAGACCGTCAAGGGCAGCAGCGATATCCATCTGACTCCGGAGGATACCGCTCAGATGGCTACCGGCACCTACAAATATGATGTGGAGCTGCGGACGGGCGCGGACATCTACACCGTCATCCAGTGCAGCGAGTTCCACCTGTTGGTGGAGGTGACGACGCCATGAGTGAGCAGTGCGGGAAGCTGCGGGGCACGGTGCAGGCCACCGGTGCGCTGGCGGGCCGCATGTCCGGCAAGGGGGCTCTGGCCGGGGCTGTGGCGATCCCACAGGCCTCCGGCGGCGCGTCCACGTGGGGGCAGCTGCGGGAGAAGCCGTTTGAAACGATTGGGGAGAACCTCGGTGTTACAGGCGGGGCGCTGCGTGCTATCGTCCCGCCCGCCACGGAAAGACTGACAAATACGGAAATAGAGGAGTTGTTGAAATGAGCAAATATCTGGATCAGGACGGCCTGCTGTACCTGTGGAACAGCAAGATCAAGCCCGCGCTGGCCAAGTACCTGCCCCTGGCGGGCGGCACCATGACCGGCAAGCTGAAGCTCTCCGGGGCGCCCACCGAGGACATGGACGCGGCCACCAAGAAGTACGTGGATGACTCCGTGGGCAACGCGGGCGGCGGCGACATGCTGAAAAGCGTGTACGACACCAACGGCAACGGCATTGTGGACAACGCCGAGAAGGTGGGTGGCCACACGGTGGCGAAGGACGTTCCGGAGGACGCTGCGTTCACGGACACCACTTACGAAGCCGCTACGGCCAGCACTCCCGGTCTGATGTCGGCGGCTGACTATGCCAAGCTGGCGGGATTTTCTTCCCCCAGTGACTACGCCAAGAAAAGTGATATCTCAGGTCTGTATAAGTACAAGGGCAGCAAGGCCAACTACGCGCTGCTGCCTGCCACCGGCAACGAGGTTGGCGATGTGTGGAACGTGGAGGACACCGGCATGAACTACGCCTGGACCGGCGACGGCTGGGACGCCCTGGGCACTATGTTTGAAATCGAGGTTATCACAAACACAGAGATCGATACCATCACGGCGGAGACGTAAGGAGGGCGAGCTATGAGCTTTCTGGATAAGGATGGACTTGCTTATTTGTGGAACAAGATCGGCGAGAAGCTGGCCGCGATCCCAAAGACCATGACAGTCAACGTCACGTCTGGCAATGACGGCTATACCGCAGACAAGACGTTTGCCGAGATTCTGGCGGCTATCAATGGCGGGCAGATGGTCAGGGCTGTGCTGGACGGAACCATTTATTTTAATGACGTGACGCTTTCTGGGGACACTCCCGTTTCAGTCATTATTTTTTCCTCTGTCGAAAATTTTGGCCAGTTAATTTCGCTGTTTGTTGATAACAATGACGCTTGGACTTTTAACTATTCGAGCGTCCCCAAAATGCTTGTTGCAAGTGGCAGCATTGTGAAGCGCGATTCTAATTTTGACCAGTTTATCGACGCACTTCCGGGCACTGACTATATGGCTCCCGTTCCTGTAACCGCCGAGGACAATGGCAAGGTGTTGGCAGTAACAAATGGCGCTTGGAGCGCTCAGCAACTTGCAATTGAGACTTGGACATTTACGCTGGAGGACGGCAGTGAGGTCACAAAGACCATTGTGACCGGCGTATCTCAGATTTTGTGAGGTGGCTATGGATTTTTCACAAGTGAAAAGCCTTACCATCCCAGAGGGCAGCGTGGCAAAGATCACCAATGCGGCGGGTACTGTGCTGTGGCAGAAACCGGCGGCGGACGAATACACCTTTATCCCCAGCCTTGACATTCCCGCTGGCGCGACACTGGACACCGGCGTAGCATGCAAGTCCACTGACTACATGTTTGTGGCGTGGGCGCCGCTGGCGGCGACGACCTATGGCGCTGTCATCCATGCGGGCAACACCAAAAACATGCGATTTTATATCGACGGCGCAAACGGCGTATACGGCAAGATCGACTGGTACAACCAGCAAATCTGGAAGCCTGTGGTTGTCGGAGAGCAGCATGAGATGTGGATGACCGAGCAGAAGGTGTACATGGATGGCGAACAGAAGGTCGACATGAGCGGCGTTCCGGCGTTCACCGCCGACACAAATCTGATAATCGGCGGCGCGAATCAACCGATACGGCTGTACAAGGTGGAGCATCACAGCAGCGGCGGTGATCAGAGAGAGTGGCGGCCCTTCGTGCGCAACAGCGACGGCGTGGTTGGGCTGTATGACCAGTTATACGATGAGTTTTTGCCGTATGGAACGGCGACGACGTGAGAAAGAGGTGATTTGACATGTGGCAATATGTTATTCCGGCCATCAGCGCCATTGTGGTGGCCGCGCTGACCAGCGGCGGCCTGTGGGCGCTGGTAGCCAAACGGGCCGACAAAAACGACGCAGAGCGCAAGATGCTGGTCGGCTTGGCCCATGACCGGATCGTGCATCTGGGTATGGTGTATGTGCAGCGGGGGCACATTACGCAGGATGAGTACGAAAACCTAAACGACTACCTCTACGCGCCGTATGAGAAAATGGGTGGCAACGGCAGCGCCAAGCGCGTGATGGAGGAGGTGCGCCGCCTGCCCATCCGAAAGGGGGAACCGGCATGACCCACAGACTGGACTACAAGCGGCTGGAAGCGGAGTACCCCAACCGGGGCAAGCAGACTTACCGGAAACTGATCCCCATGACGGGCCTGCTCCAAAAGAACTACGGCAAGGAGCTGGACTGTACGCTAACCTCGCTGGCCTGCATCTACGGGGCGCGGTGGTACGGCGTTATCGAGCACATCGCCTTGGAACACGGCTACGACGGTGACAAGAAGGGGACGAATCCCCTGACGGTCAAGGCCATCACCAAGGAGCTTTTGCGGGTGCTGCATGAGCCGGGAACGCCCCGCAGCGCCTACGGCAAGGTGGTGGGCTGGAACTGGCTGACGGCCCGTAGGCTGGCGGAACGGGGCATTCCCGCCGTCCTCAACCTGTGGGACGACGGTCGGGGCTACTACCACGACCACAGCGTGGTGCTGGTGGGCGTGGAGGAGTACCAGCGGGCGAAGTTCCTGCTGGTGCTGGATAATTGGAGCGAGACGGTGAGCTTGATCGACTACAACAAGCTCTGCGTCGCCAGCTCTCTGAACTGGGTGGAGCCATGAGCGGCAAGCGGGTGGCGAAAAAGCCCAAAATGAAGCGGAGGACAAAGTTCACGATTCTGGCGGTGGTCAACCTGACGTGGTACTGCATCGCCGTGATCGTGGCGGCGTTCTTCAATAAGATGGTGCCGGACGCGCTGACGGTAGCGTGGTTTTCGGCGTGGACAGTTGAATTGGCCCTGCTGGCAGGGATAAAAATCAAAACGAAAGATGAGGTAATGTCATGAATAATCTGAGTTGGGTTGAAATCGTAGTAAGCATTTTGAGCGGTCTGGCCGTGTGCATTCCGCTGGTGGTCAAGCTGGTGCAGACCGTCAAGGCGGCTGTGCAGGAGAAGAACTGGTCTCAGATCGTGGCCATTGTGCTGGATCTGATGCAGCAGGCAGAGGGGCTGTTTGCCGAAGGCGCGGCCCGCAAGGCGTGGGTCATGGCGGGCGTGCAGAGCGCCGCCAAGAGCGCCAATTTCCCCTATGACGATGTAGCGGCACAGAAAGTCAGCGAGATGATCGACGCCATCTGCGCTGCGGCGAAGGTGGTCAACGGCGAGGGGAAAGCGGACTAAGAGGTGACGCCCTATGAAGTCTGTATCTCAGATGCTTGCCCCGGTGGAAAAGCTGGCGGGCGAGCGAGAAACCGGCACCGGGAACAACACCACGGTAAACAAGTACTGGAACGCTATGGGTGTGGCGTACTGCGGGTACACCATCTGGTACGCCGACCGGCAGAGCGGAAAGCCGTATCTGCTGGACGGCTGCCAAAACCCGGCGTGGTGCCGTTCTCTCGGAGAGTGGTTGACGGCCAAGGGATGGCGGCTCAAGGACAACAGCAAGGCGCAGAAGGGTGACATTGCCTTTTATTGCGAATACAACCAGAAAGAAAGCCGCTGGATGTACCAGCATGTGTTTTTCATTTACGAGAAGCTTGACGGTACGACCTTTATCACGCTGGAAGGAAACAACATGGTGTTTTCCACCGCAGAAAAAGCCAAGTTGTCTACGGCGGGAACTGGTGCCTTTGAGGGAATCGGCTATAAAAAGCGCGTTATGCCCACCAGCGGAACGTGGGCGATTTTTCACCCATCCTATGGAAAGGAAGAAGCTATGGAAAAGAAAGTTTATCTGTCTCCCTCCAATCAGAAGAGCAACACTTACGCCGTGGGCAACACCACGGAGGATGTGCAGTGCGGCAAAATTGCGGCAGCGTGCAAGACGGCGCTGGAGCGCAGCGGTGTGAAGGTCATGGTCGGTCAATATGACACCATGGCAAACCGATGCAAAGCATCCGACAACTTCATGGCCGACCTGCATGTACCGATCCACACCAACGCCGCCAACGGAAAGGCCAGCGGCACGCGGATTTTTTGCTATCAGCTGGACAAGTCCAGCGAGGGGTACAAGGCGGCAAAAGCTGTGTTTGATGTGCTGGCTCCGGTTACTCCGGGCACCAGTGAGAACATCAAGGCCAACCCGTCGCTATTCGAGGTGAAAACACCCGCCGCTCCCACCGTTTACATTGAGGTGGATTTCCACGATGTGCCAGATGTGGCGCAATGGATCATCAATAATACCGAACTAATCGGTGAGACCATTGCAAAAGGAATCTGCAATTACCTTGGTGTGACCTTCAAGTCGGCCAACAAACCCACCACGGCCGGGAATGTAATCTACCGCGTGCAGATCGGCGCATTCAGCGTAAAAGCCAATGCGGGTGCATTTCTCAAGGAAGTGCAGAAGGTGTACCCGAACGCGTTTATTACAAAGGCGACGAAATAAAAACTTGCATCTGAGCGAGGCGTGAGGCTACGATCCGCCGCCCTCCGTCTCCGCGCAAGCTCCGCAAGCTCACGGCGTGGGAATCAGCATGAATCCGACACATCGAGCTATCCGAGCAAAGTTGCAGTCTATGGCGCCCCAGCGGGCGGTGAGTTTCATCGCCGGTCTGGGATTGCCAAGCGACGAAGCATTTTTCCTGATCGAGTGCGACGTAAAAGGCAAAAGCTACGCACAGCTATGCACACAGCAATATGTCACGCCGGAATACATCAACCGGCGCAGACGACGCGCTTACGGGAAAATCGCAGACCATATAAAGAATTTATAGTCAAAAGACCAAACAATGACCATTTATCGGCCATTTGTTTGGTCTTTTTTCTTTTACACTGGAAGCAACAAGGAGGTGCGGACATGAGCAACAGAGAGCGATTGATCGAGTGCGGATACACAGAGGAAATGGCAGCGGATATCTGCCGACTGTATGAAAACGACGAATCCGGGCTTTCTATGTTTGTCCACATCATTGAACTGTTTTTCGATGACAGACGGGAATATGTATAGCTATTACAACGAAAACCCAAAGGGGAAAAACACGGGAGATTGCACCGTCCGCGCCATCTCAAAGGCCACCGGGATGGATTGGGGAGAGGCGTATCTCTGGCTGTGCGTACAGGGCTATCTTGATGGGGACATGCCGTCGGCAAACTCCTGCTGGGGCGCTTATCTGCGGTCAATAGGCTTCCGGCGGCATATCGTGCCGGACACCTGCCCGGACTGCTACACGGTGGGGCAATTTGCGGACGAGCATCCGGTAGGGACGTACATCCTCGCCCTGTCCGGCCATGTGGTGTGTGTGCGTGACGGCGTTTTATACGACAGCTGGGATAGCTCAAACGAAACAGTTTTGTATTATTGGGAAAGGACGGAATGACAATGGCTTTTAACCCTTATGGCTACCAGAACCCCTATTATCCCCCTCCGATGCAGGACAACCTTATGCAAATGCGGCAGCAGCAGATAATGCCGCAAATGCCTCAGCAAATGCCCCCACAGAATCCCATCGCGCAGGGCGGTGTGCAGTGGGTGAGCGGCGAACAGGAGGCGCGTAACTGGATGATCGCGCCCAATGCTGCCGTTGCCTTGTGGGACAGCACCGCGCCGACGGTGTACCTCAAGCAGGCGGACGCAAGCGGGAAACCGTCCCTTAAAATTTATGACCTTGTAGAACGCACAGAAACGCCCCAAGAAGCGCCGCAAAAGCCTGGCGTGGAATTTGTCACCCGGAAGGAGTTCGACGCGCTGGCGGCACTTGTGGGCGAAATAAAGGGTAAGAAGAAACGCAAGGCGGAGGAGGAAGAGGACGATGAGTAATCCGTTCATGGCCGCGCTGGGCGGCGGGCATGGCCCTATGGGCAACTTTGCCCAGATGATGCAGCAGTTTCAGCAGTTCAAGGCGAATTTTCAGGGTGATCCAAAAGCAGAGGTCGAGAAACTCTTGCAGAGCGGTAAGCTGAATCAGCAGCAGCTTAACCAGCTTCAGCAGATGGCAAAGCAGTTCCAAAGCCTGATGCAGTAATTAAATGTTTACAGCGTTTTCTTTAATTCTTTATCGTGGCCACGATTTAGATAAAACTGACTTTAATTAAAAGGAGTGATACTATGTCTCTTTCCGATGGCGGCGCTCCCATGCTGACCATGCCGGTTTCGCCTACCAACAACGGCGGCGGTTTCGGCTGGGGCGGTGACGGCGCATGGCTCATTATTCTCTTCCTCATTTTTGCCGTCTTTGGCTGGGGCGGCAACAGCTGGGGCAACAACGGCAATTCCGGCGGCGTGGTCGACGGTTATGTGCTGACCTCTGATTTTGCTAATGTCGAGCGCAAGATCGACAGCGTAAATCAGGGTCTTTGCGACGGATTTTACCAGCAGGCGCAGCTTGTCAACGGCACCAACATGGCAATGGCAAACGGCTTTGCACAGGCCGAGCTTTCCCGCAGCAACCAGCAGGCGGCGCTGATGCAGCAGCTCAACGCCATGCAGATGCAGAACCAGGAGTGCTGCTGCGAGAACCGGGCGGCTATTGCCCAGGTGCGGTACGACATGGCGACGCAGGCGTGCGATACCCGCAACACGGTCAACACCGCTGCGCGTGACATCATCGACAACCAGAACCAGAATAGCCGCGCCATCCTTGACTTCCTGACGCAGAGCAAGATGCGCGATCTGGAAAGTGCCAATCAGGAGCTGCGCCTTGCCGCTTCTCAGGCTGCACAGAACAACTACCTGATCTCCCAGCTGCGCCCTTGCCCCACCCCGGCTTACATCACTTGTAATCCTTGGTCGGGCAGCAGCTATGGCGGATGCGGAACCGGTTGCGGCTGCTGAAAACTGCATAGCATCAGCTGTTCGGAATTTCCGAACTGTTCAGCCCCGTGCTGATACTGACACCAACGCGGCGGGGCTTTGGCTCCGCCGCTGTATTTTTTGAGAAAGGAATGATATAAATGGCAGAATTTACTTCTGTGGCAATTCAGACTGTTGCCGCCAGTCAGAATGTTCCGCTTACTGAAACTGCGGTCAATAGCAAGCCTTGCATCGTTCACCGTCCTGGCGCTGGAATTGTAACGTTGCGGGGTTTAACCAACCAGTGTAAAGCCCGGTTCCGCGTCGCTTTTGGCGGCAACATCGCTATCCCCACCGGCGGCACGGTGGAGGCAATCAGCGCAGCTCTGGCGATTAACGGTGAACCGCTGAACAGCGCGACAGCTATTGTTACGCCTGCGGCGGTGGAAAACTACTTCAATATCTACGTCAGCACCATCGTGGAGGTACCGCGCAACTGCTGCCTGACTGTGGCAATGGAAAACACCAGCACGCAGGCCGTCAGCTTTGCCTACTCCAACATGGCCGTTGACCGAATTTCTTGAAAGGAGCGATAACATGAGCATAAAAGCATTAAACGATATCCGGGATATGCTGTGCGAGGAACTGGACGAGCTGGCCCGCAAGGGCGAGCTGGGTGCCGGCGATCTGGAGATCATCCACAAGGCCGTTTCTTCCATCAAGAACATCGACAAGATCGAAATGTACGACGGCGGCTATTCCCGCAGCGGCGATTGGGATGCCAACATTCGCGGCACTTACGGGCGGGGCAGTTCTTACCGTGGCCGCCACCGCGATTCTATGGGCCGCTATAGCCGGGATGATTCCCGTGAGCATATGCGCCGCCAGCTGCAGGACATGATCCGCGACACCGACGATGACAACGTGCGTGAAGTTCTGCGGCGCTGCATGACGCAGATGGAGAACATGTAAGGGGGTGCGCCCCCGTGATCGACGAGAAGGAAGTGCAACTATGGATTAGTAGGCTTGAAACCGAAGAATCCAGCTGGAGCAACTATGAAAAGCTAGCCGCGTTATACACCATCGCAAATCAACACAAAAAGGTAAGCCTTTCGGAAATGCCGGTCATGTACTCCGCCGCGCCCGCTCCGGAAATGCAGTTGGTAGGCGAGTACGGCGACAGCCCGTTTTTACAGGCGGTTGCCAAAGTGTCGCCGGAAAAGGCGTGGGGCGTGATGGATGAGCTAATGGATGCGCTGATCATTTCCAATAGCCGAGTGTACAACAGCGTGATGGCAAAGCTGGGGCGGTAAAATTGTTAGTAATTTGCTAGCTACCCGGTGAAAACACGCGGGAACAAAGAAACATTTTTTGAGAAAAACTTGCAATATTGCCGTGTATTTCTGGGAAATACCAACTTGTACTCGACTTTTGATTGCTGGCTATGCCTTTTAAGCAGGGTGTCCGGGGTTCGAATCCCCGACGGGGCACCAAGAAAATCCTCGTAACCATGCAGGATACGGGGATTTTTCTTTTTCTGCTATTTTTGCTTTGCTAGTAGCGCGCTAGTAACCGCACCAACCAGCGTTTCAGCGTCAATGTGGGTGTAAACGTCGGCGGTGGTGGCATAATTGGCATGGCCAAGAATTTTTTGCAGATATTCAGGGGCAAGACCTTCCTTGACTGCGCGGGTGGCGTAAGTGTGCCGCGTGGCATGGGGGGTCTTTTTCTCTATCTTGAGCTTTTCCAGCAAGGGGTAATATTCCCGCCTGCGGAAATTGGCGGGGACTTTTTGCCCATCATAGCCTGAAATTAGTAAACTGCCGTTTGCTTTTTTTGCAAAGTATGCAAAATACTCTTGGCCTTCTGGCCGGATGGGGATAATGCGGTTTTTGCCCGCTTCCGTCTTTTCGCCGCCGATCACATAGTCACCGTGATAATCTTTCAGTGGTAAGTTGAACAGTTCGCCAATACGCATACCGGTGGCAAGGAGCATGAGGATGATCTTGGCGGTATCGCTGCCGTCCTTTTCCAGCTTTTTTATTTCGGCGGAAGTGAACACGTCCTTTTCTTTTTTGACGTTTTCCGGAAGCTTCACAAACCGGGCAAAGTTGGTGGTGCAAATCTCTTCCCGCACGGCCCATGTGGACATCTGGGTAATGAGCTGCTTGTACTTGTTGACGGTGGAGTGGCTTTTGCTCATGTGCTGGTCGATTACCGCTTGGAAGTCTGCGGTGCGCAGACTGCGGAATTTCTTATCGTGCAGCGGTTGAAAGATCACATAAGCGCGTTCGTAAGTCTCAATGCCCTTTTCACCAATCTCGCGGTAATGCTCCGCTTTCCACTCGGTAAAGACTTCCGCGAACGTCATGTTGTACCGCTCATCCAAGTCCTTGCCGGAAAGCTTTTCTAAGGCCGCAAGAGCGTCCGTTTTCTTCTCGTAGTATCCGACGATGACCTTGTTTTTCGCGGCCACCCACGGCCTTGTACGGCGGCCTGAAAGCTTATAAACAGTCCCGGCTCCGTTGGGACGCTTCAACGCCTTGCGGGGCGCTGTGGCCTGTTTCTTGCCGCACCAGGGGCAAAACACCGCGCCGTTCGGTATTTCTTTTTTGCAGCTCCTACATTCCATGTCTATTTTTCCTTCGGTGCAATAAATTTACCGTATCGCAGGGCGCTCAAAAACGCAGATACGATCACGCCAACGCCGACGGCCAGCAGGACAATGACGATCCACGCCAAAGTGCTTGTTTGTCCGCCCTGAATGATACCTGCGTTAGGTGTTTTGTAGTCAAACACCATATAACCGATCAGCACCATCAGCAAAACCACAGCAAGGACGGAGATACTGTAAAGCGATATTCTTAAACGCTTCTCGTTTTTTAAAAGCTGTTCTATTCGCCCTTCCAGATTTGCCGTTACCAGATCCGCTTTGTGATCGCGTTCCATTTGTTCTATTTGTTCTTCTGGCGGGATATCTGGCGTGATGCCAAAATACTTATCCAGCGAAACACCACAGGCCCGGCATATGTTGCCAGAGTTATTTACAGTTGGCGCTTTAGATGTAGATGCAAAAAAGTTTTGCACACTGGAAAGCGGCACGTTGGAATTGTCTGCAACGTCCTGATTGGTCATACCCTGTCGGTCTCTGGCCTCTCTGCATATATCCTGTAAAGACTTGCTCATTTTCTGCTCCTCTCCCCATTGTTGGGTAGGAGATGCCCGAATGTCGGCATGTCTAGTTTTGTCAAATACCCATCTTCGGCATTGACCTACCCAAGTTGTTGTTGCTACCCTGTTTTTGCACGGCGGGCATGGTGGGTGCCCGTCGGGAAAAGCCCTCCGCCGTTGTTGCGGAGACGGCGGAGGGCTTACACAGGCCAGTTATAATGATGGGACATGGGCGGAACGCCTCCCTTGACGATAGTGATCTTTCACAAAAATTATACCACATCTAGCGGTTGCAAAACAGTTAAGGTTATGTTACAATAAGCACACAAATGAAACGCTTGTTCTAACGCAGAAATTTGGATGGAGGAAAGGAAGCATGACGGAACAGGTACACTTGAGACAAAACGAAAACTGTGGTACAATGATCATGGCGCTGCGGGAGAAATTTCTTTCTGCTGTAGCAACGTTGACAAAGGAAGAGCAAAACAAATTATGGAAGGAGCTTGAAAATGATGGAACTATCAAACCCGAAAATTCTGATCGCGTCTGACGGGGACAAGACGTATGTCATTGTAAACGGCCTGCCGATCCGCTGCGAAGAATTCAAATTTTACGCTGATGGATGCGACGTATCTTTCAGCATTGAAAAAGCCCACGCCGGGAACCTGTTTACCGGGAAGCAGTTCCTTGATTTCATCGAAAACAATTTAGGGTATAAATTGTGTGCCGAATGACAGCCATTCTTTGATGGCGTCTGCCGTCTTATTTTCCATGTAAATAATGGCCTTGTCCGTCAAATAAATATTACCCAAAAGGTCAACTCGAATAAATCCCGCGTCTTTCAGCTCTTTCCGATTGTCCATCACAAATTCACTGTAAGACTGGAAAGACGCAGCCTGCGCTTTCTTTTCACCCGCGTTTAATCTCTGGCAATACTCGCGGTAGAGTGTCGCCAGAGATTTCTTTGCGCTTTTGGTCAATTCAATCGCCATGTTTACCTTCTCTTTTCCTCTTGATCTGGAACAGCTTCCAGATGGCGTTATCCAGCTGGTCTATCGTCCAGTTTTCAGCCTGCTTTTCCCAATCTTCATAAGATGGTACAAATTCGCGCTCACTGGTTTCAGTGGGCGCTTTTTTTGCGCCCTGCTGATCGATCAGGTCACGGACAAGGGCAATGTCCTTCTGGCACTTGGCGGTTTCCTCTTCGGTTTCGCCCTCGTGGAGAAGGATTTCGTCGGGAGTGGTTTG